GTCCTGCCGATACTTCGCTATTGGCCCTTCGGGGTCTGGCTCCTCCGGCTCCTCGAAGTCGAAGGCATCCTCGCAATCCATCAGCATTTGCAGGTAGAAGTTCTCTCCGTGCTCGTTTATCCCAAGCGGTATGTTCATGCTGTCGGACACGAACTTGAAGAAACGCTTGTACAACATCGAAGTCTTTTCCGAGAGATACCTCGCAGGTCCGGCATACATAATGACTATCACATCTTCCAGTTCCTTGCCCCAACGATACACAACACTCTCCAATACCTTCTGCTCATCACCCTGCGGTGTCTTCTTCGACATACATAGTGACAATCCCAAAGGCTGCAGCTTCTTCTCGAAGTATTCTATCAGTTCTCCGAGGCGCTGTGACTCTGAAAGACCATTCGTGGGAGCAAAGTCATACTCCACTCCCACGAACTTCAGAAATCTCTTGCAGCAAGCCATCAGCCTCTTGTAACTCTTTCCGATATTGATGTCAAACCTCTCGGCAGCATTGTTGTCCGCTGGTCTGATAACGTCTATCGGTGTGGTCAGAAAAGCAGGGGCGCAGACTGAGGGAGCAGCGGTTGCCGCTCCTCTCTTATGCGATACTCGCTTCGTCTGCATCCTTCTTCCAGTACATGACAGAGGGCTTGATGGAACTTTGCTTGCTCTTCCTTGCATAGCTTCTTCATCCTTTCGTTCCTACGGTCGTTTTGAACTCATAGACAGCCTTGTCGCCATCCATCTTCGGACCATGCACGTTGCTGGTCGTCAATTCGGGATAGGTGCCCGAATAGAACTGCATCACCTCATCGGGTGTCATGTTCTTACCTGGGTCTTCAAGTTCACGATTGCCAAACTTGAACACACGCTTCATTCCTGTTACATTCAGTGCCATACCTTATTCCTCCTCTTCGTTTTCGTTGTCGTTATCGTCCAGTTCCATAGCCTCCTTGAAGGCATCGTCAGTAGCGTCCGCATTGGCTTCCTCTGTCTTGGTGGGAGCCATGCTTCCGATGTTCTTGCCATCACTCATATCCTCTTCGCCTCCGAACATGTTACCGACACCGCTGGCATCGTCGATCTCCTTACGAACCTTGTCAATGATGGCTTTCTCTGCCGATGGGAGTGCCTGTGCCTTTGCCAGCACAACCCTCGCATCCTTGAACTTGTGCTCATCCTTGTTCTTACGGGCAAGGGCGATGAGGTCGTTGAACTCCTTCTTCTGCTTGGCTGCTTCGTCCTTCAGTTTCTTTGCCATTTCGGACTCCTTGCGTGCCTTCTCAGTGTTCTCCTCAAACTCCTTGATGTTAGATACCAACCCCTGTGCAGCGGCCAATGGCTTGAGAGCATCCTTGAAGCCCTCTTCAAACTCTTCGGGTGTGCCGCTCATAACCAGCGGAGCGATGTTCTCTACTGCCTTGTCCTTGACACCTCTGTTGTCGGGCAAGATACTTACTGCGATGATGTCACCGCTCTTTCTGATGGCCATGTTCAACTGTTGGCCGTCCTGCAGGAAATCTGCAATCGTCTTAAAAAATTCCATTCTTCTTAACTTTAATGGTGAATACTATGTAAACTAAAACAATTCGTCATTCGTCTGTTCTCTGACTTGCTCCTTGATAACCTCGATGATTTCGGCTGTCAGTTCAAACTTATCGTTCCACTTATCATCTATGAACTGGCAGCGAGAGAGGATGGTTCTCACTCCCTCCGTGACCATGCCTGTCAAGAAGCGTTCCACGTTGTCGAAAGGATTGCTCCGCTCTCCAAAGTTGAACTTCTCATAGTCGGAATACTCTCCGGCTTCAGCGAACCACTCACTCAGATACTTTTGTGCCTTGGCGGTGGAGTAGGTGAACGTTCCATCGCAACACATCCCTTCAGTCAGCGTGATTCCGAAGTCACAGGCATACACATCGTTTCCCTCATACCCATCGATCTCATCCAATATGAAATCCTTACAGAAGTCGAAGAAGGCAGGTATCTCTTCCTCTTCCTCAACCTCTATAGGATATAACTCGTCCACATCGACGAACAGCAGTTCCCGTCCGTCTTGTGAGTCTCTGAACTCGTTGCCGTTGAGATACCATCCTTCCGGCACACTATCCGTCTTGACATACTGGCATATCCAGTAGTGCAGTTTCTCGTCAATACCTCCTATCCCTCTGACAAGGTAGGAGTGTATCTCCCTGCCGTTCAGTTCGGGCTTTTCCTCCGGCCACTTGTGCCAGCAGGCATCGTCATTGATTATCAGTTTCTTCATCTTCTTCGTCCTCCTCTTCCAAATGGTCTTCAAGATACTTCTGAAAATCCTCCTTGACTTCATCATCGGACATGTTTTCAGAAGACTCGTACTCGATCCATTCGTCGATAAGTTCTTCAAATTCTTCATCGTACTCCTCTTGCAGGATGGTTCGGTAGTGGTCCTCCCAATCCTCATCGTCTTGGTTGGCCAGTGCTTCATAGTTCCTATAACCCAGCAAGTCTGCAATCTGATCTCGCTCGAACCACAGGAAATCATTCAGTTCGGTGTCCGTCATACCATCTGGGTATAACTCTTCAAGATGCTGCTCCAGCCTTTCACAATCGGAATGGCTGAGGTCGTCCATGGTGTCCTTTCCACCCGACCATGCCTCAAAGTTTTCGAGGCTTGTGTCACAGATAATCTTCATTGCTCTTTACTTTTACGTTTCCTATATAACAGAGAGGGGGGAGGGGGTCTGCTTTTACGTCTGCCTTATCCCTCATTTGCGGTAGCCGACGAACACTACCTTTCGACCCTTCCACGCTCTCATTCTCTTACCTTGTTCAGTTCCGATACCAGCCAGTCTATCTCTGCTTCTGTCAGCGGATAGTTCTGCTCTCTCTTGAAGTTGATGATGAACAACTGACCTACGGCATCCAACAGGCGGTCGTAGATGTTAGACGGGACGGCTCCTTCAAAATCGGCTATCAATCCCTTTACGAAGTTCTGCTTGGACTCCTGGGCTTTCTTCTTCTCCTCCTGTACCTGCTGCTCGTAGATGGAGGCTTTCTGATAGAACTGGCAGCAGTATTCCAGCCCGAAGTCATTCTTGATGTTCTCGCACATCTGGTCGATGTCGTGCGCTCCGAAGAAGTCGGCAAAGTAGGTGTCGCCCTTCAAAGACTGCAAAATCTCAATTTCTTGTTTCTTATCCATTGCTCTTGACTTTATAGATGAATACTCTCTTAATTGAAGTACGCTGTTCTGATGGCTTTCTTTACCGTCCTTTCAGCGTGGATATAACCGCTTCCGTGAAGTTGCTTGATTTCACCATTCTCGTTTTCTGCGAAGGTGCCTCTCTGAATGAAGTCCGACCAAACCTTGAACTGCTGACCCTTGACTTCGATGTTTCTTACGTTTGTTCTCATTGCTCTTCTTTGTTTTATGATGTTCTTTAATTTGATGTAAAGGTAGTCATTTTTTTGCAATTGACCAAATTTTTCGGGCATTATTTTCGCTATAAACATCTGAAAATCAAAGATTTAACTTTTGCTTGCACAAGACCTCAGATAGTCCATAGACACCTCCTTGATGTCCTCGATGGAATACTTCTCCATCAGCCAATCAGCAAAGGTCTGCCTGCCATCGGAGTGCCAGTAATACCTCGAATACAACCGCTGGCGCAAGATACGTCTCTCGCGCTTCTCGGGGTTGTCCTGTTCGCTCTTCCGAAGCCATTTCTTCTGAGCATCCGCGCACCTCCGTCTGAAGTGAAGGAAGGCATCTTGGCTGTCGAAGTGCTCTCGCTTATACTTGTACTGCTTCCTGGTCATATCAGTCTCTATTGATGTACATGTCTCTCGTATGCTCGTCACAATGCTCAGTCCACCAAAATCCTTCAACGTCCTTTGGTACGTTCTGTCCTTCGATGTAGCGGACGCAATGCTCCTTGAGTGCGCAACGCTTACCATTGCAGTAGGTGAAATCTCTCTTGCTCATATCTTCTTGTCTTTGGTTAGTCTTCTCGTCTCAGCCCTGTGCTTCGCGTCGCACCTGTTGAGACAGGCTTGGCACAAGGCTCTGAGATTATTCGGGGCGCAGTTCTCCGGCTGGTGGTCGAGGTGGGCAACCGTCAGTACCACCCTCACCATCTTCTTAGTCTTCTCGTTGAAGAACCACGTATGGTTCTCCCTTCCGCAGAACTCACATCTGTTCTTTGCCCTTTCAAGGATGGATGGCCTTATCTCGCTCTTCCAGTTCTTAGGATAGCGTGCTTTGTTCTCGGGTCGTATCGGCATATTACTTGTCTCTTAATATCACGTTAATCTCTTCAAGGATGCCCTGCCATCGTCGGCTCTCTACCAAACCTCCATTCTTGATGATGGTTCGCAGGGAGCGCAGATCGTCCTCATTCATGTAATCGAGGCGAAAGCCTCTGTCATGTACAATTACCAGCATCTTGACCTTATTCTGTTCCAGCAATTCTTCTTTCCGTATTTCCTACGCTTGCCGTAGGTCAGCAGTTTGGATTGGTATGGAGGAGCAGGCTCCTTGCGCTTCTCAGTCAGAGGATTGTCAAGTACGACTATCTCGGGCAAGTCCGGCAAGTCCGGCAACTTCGGTGGCATTGTGAGGGTCTGTGGCACCTCTATAATCTCTATTCTCCTGTCACCAAGGTCAATTATAATGTTACACGTCGTTTGGTCTGAGTCCGGCTGTAAATCAGCATGGAACACGCTTAATTCTATATTGTGTAATATCTTCTCCTTCGTGACATTTCCCTTGAAAAATACCTCGCAGAAGTCTTCCAAGGTGTCATAGCCCTCACCGATGCAGAAATCAGAATTATACATCGATCGGATGAAAATCTTGCCTACACTCTGCTTCAACAGTTCCTCTCGTCTAAGAGCCAAAGCCTCCAGTTCCTCTCTTATCTCCCTTAACATATCAACTTAAATGAATAGACAAACACAAACGGGTTGCTGTTCCACGTTCCATTACCCGACACCTTGTCAATGAGACGGGCAAAGGCTTCGCGAGGAGTGGTATAGGATTTCCATACACGATGCTCGAAACTGCCCTCAAACCAGTAGCGCACGATGCTCTCCATATTGGAGTTTATCAAATCGTCACGCTTGATAATACCCTCCCGTAGGCAATCCTCATCGCTTATGTCTTGCAGACGCTCGATCTTTATGTCGGTGATGCGGATGCGGTGTGGCATGAGGTCGGCACGGACAAACATCTTATTTTCGTAGCCTGCAGATGCTTCGCAGGTGTGGTCAAGACATTCGGGGGCAACAAATCCGGCCTTGTTGAGAGCGTGGTATGACTGCGCCACTGCCACTTCTTCACCAACATCATAATGGGCATGGTTCTTTATCACAAACTCATAGTAGGACTCCAATCCTTGATAGTGCATGGCAGGGAGAACACTATTACATGCGTTGCACGGCACAAGCCGTCTTGTCATGGTTTTTGTACCCGACAAGACAGCTTGTTCCAGCCCATACTTCGTGTTGAACATTATCTTCTTCATAGTTCTTCTTCTCCAGTGGTTTTCGAGTCAGCCATCTTTGAAGCAGCCTCTTTCCGATGCTCAAAAGTGATATGGTGCTTCTGCTGTTCAAGAGTGTCGGCAGCATATCTGAGGGCGGCAATGAAGGTGTCCATTTCACAATCACCGCCAAGCGTGATTTCAATGTCCTGGGCATCATCCGTGTACTTGTCCTCATAATCGGCACCTCCGTTCTCTTCATCGACAAAGTAGCCGTGTACCTTGCATCGCAAGTCCGTACAACCTTCATCATGTATTCGGAGATAAGTTCTGCCACCATGTCCGCTGTCACCACCGCAATAGCCTGTCGTTCCGACTTCCACAGACAACATGTTTGCCGATACAAACTCTTCTTTCTCGGTCTCTATCTTGATACCATCCACCTCAACTTCTCCCTTCTCACGTGGCACTTTGTCATAGCCGTCCAGTTCGGGGATAGGAGGTCTGTTACTGCGATACTGATAACGTTCATAGAACTTCTTTTCTTCCGCATAACCATCGCACTCGAAGTTCGGCTCAAAGGTGATGGCTGCATACTCTGTTCCATTCGGGTCTGACTTGATAGCGAAGTCACTGAGAAGGACATTCCTGCTAACACCGTCTTTTGTCGGGTTCAACTTGTACTCTCTCGCCTTATTGAGCACCGTCAAGGCATAATCTTTCAAAAAGGAATAGTTCTTTCCAAAGTAGAACCATACATCACTTTCCTGGTCCAAGCATTGCAAGCGTTGAACGAGGTCTTTTACTTTCATATTCTTCATTTTACTTACTTGATTAAAGGGTGAATTTCTTATACGTTCTTACTGGCTCCTGCAACTTCCATCCCTGCTTGTGCAGGAATACAGCGAGGTCTCGCTCCGTTGCAAGTTCCTTGTCTATCAACTGCTGTATCAACTCTTCAGCAGACAGCGGTGTTCCCGTGTCGGCTGAGAAATCCAGCAGGGGTTCCGGCTCTTTTGGCTGTTCAACGATCTTAGGCTCTTCCTTGACAGGCAGAACAACCTCAGCATGGACTTCCTGCGGCTTAGGCTCTTCCTCGACTGGTTTTCCCTCTCGTCTCTGAGCGATGGCAAGATACTCTTCCCTGCTTCTGACTGCAAGGACTTCAATGGTTACGACACTATCCGTCCGCGACATGTTCCGAGTGATGTGGAGGTAGAAGTTGTCGCCCATCGTCAGATTGAACCGAGCGGCCAGCGTACGGCATATCTCCGCAGAGTTGATGCCAAGCAGCATCGAGGAACGGCTGCTTACTCCCACTACGTTGGCACCCTCCACACGATTGAAGATGAGGAATTGCCGATGTGAGCGGTCGCTGTTCAAGTAGCACTTGGTGTACTGGCCCTTCTGCAACAACTCCGAGAGCACGGCATTGAACGTGATGCTCTTCTGCGTACTCTTATAGTGAAGGGTGGCATCGTACTCGCCCAACTTCGGAGCGGTCAACTTGTCGAGCGTCTGCTTTGGTGATGGGTGCCCGACAATCTCAAACCGCCTTTCCTCACGTTCCTGCCTCCAGTCGGCTTCCATGCTGACATTGGCTGCAGCAGTCTGACATTTTCTGCACCATGACTGCAAGCCGTCCTCCGTAGAGTCCGACGAGTCAAACTCAGAACGCATCTTACGCTTTCCACAATGTGAGCACACCTTGGAAACCTTTTCGAGCGGAGCAACCTGCAGGGGTGGCAGTTCACCTGTCAGCCGTTCCAGTTTGGCTTGTTTCTCGCCAATCTCCTTCTCCAGCTGACGTGCCTGCTTCTCCAATTTCTCCTGCTCCTTCTCTGCCTTCTCACGCTCCTTCTTCTGCTTGTCCCACCAGCCTCCTTCACATTCCTTGCAATGCTTATGCAACTGCCCTTTCGGGTTGATGCCAAAGGCAGACCTCGGGAGCAAACGCTGGCAATGGGGACAGAACACCTGTTCTTCGGGAATGTCTATCGACCCCGAATTGCGGAACTCTCTCAACTTCACCTGCCACTTCTCGTCCATGTCCTTCCAATACTTGAAGCCGAAGATGGTGTTTCCGGCTCCCGTGAAGTCAAAGGCAGACAGAATGACATCTTCTGCCTCCACATCTTCCAAGTATTGCTCCAGGTCACGCTTGTCGAAGCGGTGCGAGCGGTACAGGTACTCGAAGTTGTTCATCACACCCTTTCCCTGCATAAACCGCTGCCATAGTATCGTCTCATTGTAAGTCATAAGCCTACATCATTTCTTTCTCCTTTACTTCAAAAACATGGAACACAAGACTGCCGTTGTGCATCTGAAGTGTTGCGACATAAACGAGTCTGCACGCTTCTTCGTCCGAAATGGAGTGGCCAGTTCCGGCTATTCTGATCGTCCGTTCTTCTATTTTCGCATTCGGGTCAACCAATGCCCAAAGACACGGTTTTCCGTTCTGCACCTGTGCTGTCAGAATTTGCGCATTCTTCGGCATGGCGACATACTGGTTGTCCGTGATGTCGATGGGGTATTTGTACACTCTCTTCATGCCTCTTTCTCCTTCCTGTTGAACGGACCAACATAGTCAGCCCAAATCTCAATGAACTGCTTGCCGAAATAGTCTGCAAGTTCCTCTGACTTGACAGCAAGGCGAGCCGAGTAGCCCGCGCTCGAGTACGTCCAAGCGATGGCCGAGTCCGAGCACGCGAGGCCGCAATTCGACCCGCTGTACGAGCCACCGCCAAACAGCCACAGCTTATGCTCTTCCTTCCATTCATCGGATTTCTCCTTCAGTTCCTCTTCAGTCCATAGGGTGAACCAAGGGTACCAGCGATATTCGTCCTCCGTGAACTGGGGTTCCCATCCTTCATTGAGGGCGGCTGCTATGATGGATAACTTCATCAGAGCCAGCGTGCCTTTCGTCTTGATGTTATCGGCATTAGACTCATAGTCGGCAAGCAGGATGGCAATATCCTCGTTTTCTTCTGCTCGCTTTCCTAATTCCTTGCAGGCATCCTCAAAGGTCTTGATGCGCTCGGTTACAGGACGATTGTCCTTCTCCATGTCCTTAGACACACATGGTACATCGCCATCCACACAGCAGAGGATAAGGCGACCATTCACTTCCTGCCATTCGGCAGACATTCCATCGGGAACTGCTACTACAATTTCTTTCATTGCTCTTTTGTTTTATAGGGTTAAACACTATCTGTTGTCACCGTCGCCCGAAATCTTATTCCGCTGCTGACGTGATTTCAGTTTCGCATAGTTCATCTGTGCTATCTCTTCGAGAGAGTAGCCGAGGTCGTAAGCCATCGTAGCAACGTACCAAAGGACATCACCAACCTCCTTGGCCAGTTCCTCACGCTTTGAGTCCGGCACAACGATGGCACCACTACCATCCTTGACAATGACATTGCCATCGCCTCGCAGGACTTTCTTCATTTTCTCCGCCACCTCTCCGGCCTCTCCGTTCATTCCGAGTGCAGGGTAGATAGCCTTGTACTCCTTCGGGTACACCGCTGTTTCCAGCGCCATTCTCTGATAATCATTCAGAGTCAGTTCTTTCTTTTCTTCCATAATGCTAAATCTTTATTTGACTTCAAAATCTATCTGTCCGAATTTCTTCTGTATAATCTTCATCGACGTGGCCACATGGCCTTCGAACTTGAACTTGCAGGGGTCGGCATAGGCATCCATGCAGTCCCACAGCGAGTCGTTGATGGGGTTGGTATAGACAGGAACCTCACCGCCAAGTTTCTTCGACATCAGTTCATCCATGCGTTTGTTGTGCTCCTTCAACAACTGGAGCATGACCATCGCTATGCAGGCATCCGTTCTCATGTCGAGGTAGGAGTAGTTGGCCCACTGTTTCTTCAACTCATTGTTCATCGAGTAGAACAGGAGCGCAAAGTCCGTCTGACAAGTCTTTACAAACTCCGCTGCTGCATCCTCCATCTTCTTGATGTGCGCATTGTCGAGGTCTTTCCTGCAATCGCTGATATATTTATCTCGCAAGGCTCTTACCGACCTGCTGAGTTTCACCATCTCGGGTATTCTGTGCTCAGCAGCGTACTTGACAACCTTCATGGCGAAGTACCAGGCCGTCTCTGTGATAATCAGCGGCACAAAGGCGATGCTCATGTTCTCCTCAAATGTGAACGTCTCAAGCATGTTCATCGTATCGTCATGCACCTGACGCTTGAACTGATCCTCCGTGACTGGCACTCCTGGAATGGCAGAAACCTTTGGCTTGTCCTCTTTTTCCTTGCATCCGAAATGGGTCTTGCGGTTCATCATCTTACCATCCCTCTTATAGGCGATGTTCAGATACCGCTCACCCTTAGCGATGGGCTGTCCGCAGAACTCGCAGACATGCTCCTTTCTCGCCTTCGGGGTGGTTATGTGGATAACTTTCTCTTTCATAGTCCGGACCTCCTTACATTCTTTGCATTTCATCAAAGGCATCACCAAAGATGGTGCGCAGGATAGAACCGCTGCTCATCGTTGACAGCTGGTACGGCTCGAACTTCTCGATGTCGTTGATAATCTCCTTCAGCGACTCGTTGCTGTACTTCTGCTCTTCCTCGGTGCATTCAACCCAGTTGCTTTCATCCGCTTCAATGTCGTAGCATGAAAGCACATCTGGGTCGAGGTAGGCTACGTTGGGCATCCCATCAACCACCTTACAGAGGCAGTCCTTCAACCGCTGTGTATCGGGAGCCTGTTTGTAGGCATTGATAAACTCAATCGCAGACTGAATGGAAACGTTCAACTGCTCTTCTTGCTGCTTGGTCAAAGAATCGATAATTTTCATTGCTCTTCGTCTTTAATACGTTACTAAATGATGTTTCTTATATTTGATGTAAAGGTAGTCATTTTTTTGCTTTTGACCAAAGGAAAAACCATATATTTTCAGCATAACTTTCTGATTTTCAATTAGTTTAACTTTTACCATAACGTACCCAATTTCGCCTCTTGTTCGTACTTTACAACTACCGGCTCCTTGAAGTCCGAACACCAGTCCTTGTTAGGTTTCACGCTCTTCTTCCTTTTCATGCACCAGTAGTCGCTGACGTGCTTGCAATACTTACACTTCCTCTCCATGCTGTTTCAGATATTCTTCGGGTGTCACCACCGTATGCTTCATCAAGGTCTTGCGCATCATATCCAGCGTTGACCTGTCAAGGTTATAGACGTTATTGATAATCTCCCTGCACATCTTGACAAGACTCTCAACCGTCAGAGGGGTTGGTTTGCTTTCCTTTCTCTGAGTCTTCGAGAGAGCCTGTGCAGGGTTCTCCAGCATTTCCTTCGTGAAGTGCTTCGGCTTGCCGTACTTCTTCACATACTCATCATAGGTGATGGCATTCTTCCTTGCCTCTTCCTCCTGCTCATGTCTTAGTATTTGCTCATGTTCGTGGATGGCATTGTTCCTCTCCTTGATAAACTCCCTCAGCGAGGTAGTGATAATCAGAGGGTCGATGCTCCCGTAAAACCTTCCGTACCTTCCCGACTTGAACCGATGGAAGAACAGCATCAACTCCGACACTTTCAGATAGTAGAAGTCCGTCGCTATCACGCTGGCACATTCCTCCAATGGCTTGCCCTGCAGTTTCTCCTTTGCACCGCAATACTCGGACAGGTTGTAGAGTTGGGGAACCAGCCACATCGTGGCGGTCATTTCTCCATAGGTCATATTCAGTTCGGACAATACAGGTGCATCACCGAAAAGGCATAGTTCAGTGTCCTTGCACACCTTCATCTGCAGATCGGGATTGAACAGCGTCAAGAACTTCGTCCTATCCCCGTATCGGGTTATCATCGCTTCCTTCTTGCGCTGCAAGTCGGGCGATAATGCTGGCTGCGTCTTGGGCACGAGCCTCCTTGTTAGACTGATTAACTCCATTGCTATTTCCGTTTGTGACTGCCGCCCTTGCCTGGGCCACAATCTCGTTATACTTTCCGTTTATGCTTGTCACGCTAAAATTCTTCAGTAGCCAAGGGTCTTTGATGGAGTTGAGGAAAGCCGTCAAGCCCTTCAGTACGTCCTCTTCCTCAACGCTCATCCCCTTCTGCTTGCGTGAGTGGATAATCTTCTTCGTCAGCGAGTCCATCGCGGCGGCATCCTTTGCCTGCCAGTAATAAACACCGCCCTCAAACAAATCCGAGTATCTGCTCTCGAATATCTCCCTGCCTTTAGTGATGAGAGGGTTGGCCTCCTTCTTCTTTCTCGGCTTCTTCTCCGTTTCCTGGGCATAGAGACGCTCCTTCAACTCAGCCAACTGTTCCTGCATCTGCAAGAGCATATTCATCTGCTCTTCCCCAAAGCCGATGTCGCGGTTTGGCGACTCGGCATTTATATTATTACTATCTTCTTTATTTCTTCTTATAAGATGCTCATTTGTTGACCTGTTTGTTGCATCGTTTGTTGACTCGTTTGTTGTCTCGTTTTGCTGGAACTTTTCGTAATTGAGGATGGTGATGCATGAAACGACCTTGTTCTTCTGTATCGTTATGCGTTTGTCCTCAACGAGGTAGTCAAGAAATCTCTCGACCTTACCCCTGCTCCAGCGCCACCTTTCCGCAAGTTCCACCGCTCCTCTGTACACGCACCCTCTCTTACACTTGACCTTGATGTTTCTGACGAAGAACTCACAAGGGGCGAAGTACGCTGACAGGATGAGGTCACACCAGGCCTGCCATTTCGTGAACGGCTCCTTCATATACAGGGGGTCGTTCATCGACGAGCGGTACAACTTTATATATCCTGTTGACATAGTTATCAAAACATAGGTTCCAAACAGCCGACCTCTCTGCTTTCGCAGGTGACATTAGAAGTCAAGCTGACTGGAACCCGTAATTTCTCTTGAACACTATCTGCAAATGCCACTAAGCAGATATTTTGATTTCTTGTGCAAAGATACAAAAAATGCGTGAAATAAACGCACATTTTGACGAAAAATCGCATGGTTGCTAACATTTTTTCAGATTTTCACGTTTATACCTTTCTCTGCACTCAGTCTTTTCACCTCTCGGGTGAAATAATCGATCTTCTCCTGCAACTCGAAGTCCAGCCAGTGCTTCTGCGAGCGAGCCATCATTTCGAGGCGGTTTATCCTGTCGAGACCAATCTTCTCAACAAGGTTCCTGCGGTAGCCGATGAGGTGGTCTGCCGATGCCCTGTTGCAAGCCCTGCACTCCATATGGCAGTTGTCCGGCTCCCAGCGTGTGGCCATGTGGGTGCGCGAATGGTAGTGTCCGCAATCACCCTGCTCGAAGCGCTTTATCTGTCCGCAACTGATACATCTGAAGCATCCGTTGGGCATAGCGTCTCTGAGACGTATGTACGCGCTGAACACCTTGTCGAGTTTCTTGGTGAGGTCGGCAGGCTTCCTGCCAGTCGGTCTCTTAGCCTTCGGGAAGAGGTCCAAATCGTCAGACTTCTTCTTCGGCTTCCGTTTCTTCATGTACCACGGGAACATACTACTCGAACCTTGTATCAACAATAATCAATGGCTCTATACTGAGCAGGAACTTCACTTCGCAACCGATGGCAACTGCCACGTTGAACTCCTGGGCGCAACCTGCGCTATGGTTCCATTTCGGCAGCATGAGGATGGTATCGCACTCACAGAGCATCTTGAAGTCAACCCTCATGTGGTCATGTGTCGATGCGTCCTTCGGTAAGCCGTTGAACATCGGATTGAACACTTCATAGCCTTTCTTCTCCAACATCTGTTGGATAGAGAGGAATGTTTGCTTCCTCTCGGAATATTCATAGTGACTTATAGGACCGCTTAAATAAACTTTTCGCATATTTCTTAGAATGATATATTGGTTAATTGCCTGCCTCTCGAATAGACAGCCCATTTCGATGAGCATGGCGGGCAGTCGATGCGTAAGTCCGCAACATTCCCGAACCGCCTGTAGGAGCCTCCGAGGTCGATAACCCAGCCATCTTTCCCCTTACAGGGACGAATGGCTCTTCCCACCATCTGATAGTACAGAGCCAGCGACTTCGTGGGTCTCGCAAGGATAATCGTATCTAACTCGGGATAGTCGAAGCCTGTTGTCAGCACTCCGACATTTGCCACGACCTTGATGCGTCCGGCCTTGAAACCTTCGAGAATATCCTCTCGCTCCTTCTTTGGTGTCTCACCCGTCACTATGGCTGCATGGATGCCCTTGATGTGCAACTTCTTTACAAGTTCATCTGCCTCCTCGATAAACCGAGTGAATACCAGCACACCCTTTCGGGGTACTCCGCTCTTCGGCTTCAGCACTCTGAGGGTCGTAGTGGTCAACTTGTCATAGAAACCGCTGCGTACATACTCCTGCTTCAGAGACTTCTCGTCATAGTCGGCACCTGTCGAGTTGCTTTTCACCATTTCGAGATTGATGGAGGTGAGGTCGTAATAACTCAAGTCAGCGAGATAGCCCTTCGCCAGCAGTTCTGACACCTGGCAGTAGTAGAGAACCCTGCTGAATATCCTCGGCTTTGTCCGAGTGAGGAATTTCAGCATAGACATACCCTCCGCTCCCTTGCCGAGTCGGTATGGGGTTGCCGTGAGACCAACAACCCTTCTCGGAACGTCATGGATGAACTCTTCGTACTGACCGCCCTTGCTGTTGACGCAATGGCACTCGTCGATCATCACGTTCTTGAAGTGCTTGAAATCATCCATGTGGTTCATCACGCTCCCGATGGTGGCAAACGTAATCCTGTTTATCTCCTTATATCCCACCGATGCGGAATAGATGGAGCAATCCCAGCAGCCGTAACTCTGCAACTTGGCGAAGTTCTGCTCCAGTATCTCCTTTGATGGCTGAAAGACGAGCAACGGGCCGTCTATCCTGTGCGCTATGTCAGCAATCACAAGACTCTTGCCCGCGCCAGTAGGAAGGATGAGTAAGCCATTACTCTCCCTCGTACTGGTGAAGGCTTCGACAGCCGCGTCACTCGCCAATTTCTGATATGGTCGAAGTTGATACTGCATTATTCGTCCTCATCTTCGTCCTCATCCCAAGGATTGGTGGCATCGTCAGGTGCTTCCTCTCCCTCGCCTGCGAAAGGCAGATCGTTATCATCGTTGTCCTTTCCGTCCTTCTTCTCTTCCTCCGGCTTCGGTGCCTCGGGGAACTCCAGTCCGAACAACTCCATCATAGCCTCGCGGTTCTTCTCCTCGTTGGCCCACAACTCCTGGTGGTCATGTACCTCGAAAGCCTTGGCAAGCACGAACACCTTCTTGTTCTTGTCGTAGGTGTAGATGGCATAGTAGCCAGCGAGGGCGATACAGAACGTCTCTTTCGAGGATAGCGACACCTCACGGGTTCCGGCCTTGACCTCGGCAGCGTACTTGGCAACCTCTGCAAGGATGGAGTCGTAGGCTTGCTCCGCCTTCTTCTTCATGGCCTTGATTTCCTCCAGCGTCTCTTCGAGGTTCAACTTGCGCTTGGGCACCTCGTTCTCCTGCATCACGCAGTATTCCTCTCGGATATTGCGTATCTCGAAATCGTCCAGCTTGCGCATGACGGTCTCTCCACTGGGGAAGGTGGCGACGAAGTTGTCGCCTACGAACTTGATAACCTCCGCTGAGTTCTTGAACTTCTTTCCTCCCTTTGCCTTGGAGAAATCCAGTTCGGCAGGGAACAACTCTTTCACGTAGTCGGAGAGTACAAACTCCACATTCTGCGGCTCATAGCCTTTCAAATCTGCGTACATAATACTTTTTCTTTAGATGGTTATTACTTATTCCAAATTCTCTTCCAAAGGCTGCGGTGACGCAATCCTTCAATCTCTTCTCTTAGGTCGTCAATGACCTTCTCACGTTCTGCAGCCTGCTTGATGAGGTTGTCAAGCTGCTCCTTCTTCTGCTTCTCCAGTTCCTCGTCAAAGAGGCCCTGCTTGAAGTGCTCCTCGACCTCGGCTTTCACATCGTCGAAGCCGACATACACCTTCTTGTCGCTGACAATGAAAGGAATGAGGGGGTGTCTCTTAATGCTGATGCACCGAACCTTTCCCTCATGAGCCATCTTCTCGATCTCTGCCTCATGGTCTTCCTTGACCTGGGCTAACTCCTGTTCAAGAGCGTCGATGCGAGCGTTCCTTGTTCGTACTTTGTCCTGCAACTCATCGTAGGTTGCCAAATCTAATCTTACTTCTTGCATTTTACTTAAACTTTATTGGGTTACAAAAATTCTGCATACGCTTCCATCTGCCTCTGTGCCTCAAACAGGGCATCTGTCTCGTTTGGCGATGGAATGTAGAGACCTGCTACAGCGGAACTCCAGTTCCGAAATCTTTCGATGGCGGTTGTCATTTCCGCTGTGTCAAGGTCTCTGCTGCTTCTTAGCCTAACTACCTCCTGTCCTCGCTTGTTCACCCTCTTGACCTCGAAAATATCCCTGTTCAACTTCCGCTTGAAGATGTCCTGCTTGACCTCATCGATGGAATAGCCGAACTCGCTTGCATAGTAGCCGAGGCACACATGCAGGTAGGCATTCTGACTCGATGAGCGTTGCCTGTGCTTCTTCTTCACCTCGACAATGCCGAGTGGAGCCTTCATGCACTCTTGGTACACCTTATTGCAGTATTCCTTGAACTGCTGGGCTTCGTAGGGGTTCTTGAGGTTGAAAACAGCCATTATCTCAGTATGTAGTTAGCGAAATGCACCGGACGGCCTGTGATACGGCTCGTCGATGTTACGGTCTCAGTCACGATGTTATGTCCCTCGTCTCGCAAATCCTTGATTCTCTGTGCAAGGGCATAGCATCCGTATTCTCTCAATGCTGTCAGAGGCTCTATGCTTCCGAAACTCTTCAGATGAGCAAGTATCATGCTCTTCTGCGTAGGCTTATTGTCCTGTTCCATATCAGAAGGGCAGATCATCGTTATCAACTGGCACTCCATCCTCGCCAACCTGTGGAGGGAACGGCTGCTGTGCTGCTTGCATCTGCTGGGCCGGCTGCTGGTTCGTGGGAGCCGTAGCAGGCTGATATGCGTTCTGCTGTGGCTGCTGACCAGGCTGCTGCGCAGGTGCTATCTTGAAAGCATTGATAGCGGTGAAGAACTTCACCTCTCCAGTAGCCTCATCGGGGTACTTCATACCCTTCAGAGAGAAATCGACCGTCACCCTCTGACCAACTTGGAACTGGTCAATTATGGTGCAATTATTTCCGCTCAGTTCAAACTTGGGATGGTTCTCCCACGGCTCACCCGTATCGGGGTTGTAGCGAGTGCAGTCAAGGACGAACTCGCGTCTGTAGAACGGCTGACCTCCATTCTTAGGAGTGCGGGCGATGGTCTCGCCCACAATCTCCAATTTACCTGTTATCTGAAATGCCATTTCCGAAAATCTTCTCGTTAGTAATCTTGTCTCTGTTATTCTCCAGGAACTCGATAAGTCTTTCACACTGCTGGGTGAGCATCATGCGAGCCTGCTCATGGTCATAGGTGTAAACCTCCTTATACTGCGTTCCCGTGATGAGAGGTGTCCTGCCCGAACCACCCTTCAGAACATAGATGGTGTACTCGAATGACTGCACCTCGTTCATCATGTCCGACTCTATGAGCGTGAATGGGTAGGTGAAACGCTGCCACTTCTTCTGAAAGTCGCCAAAGGTGTACCGCTTCGTTGTCTTCGCATCGAACACCTTCATCATTCTGAGGTAGTCGATATATCCGTGCAGTTCCACGACACCCTTGGAGGTTTCAAGGTTGGCTTTCGTGTAGTACTGGCAGATCGAACCCTTGAAGTAGTCCGCTGCCTCCAAACAGAAGTCCTTGTCGAAGAAGAACTCAAAGTCGTCGATGCCCACATAGATGAAGGAAACCCCAATCTTCGTGAACTCCGCAATGCTCGGCTCCGGCTTCAACTCTTCGGGAATGACGTTCTTCCCGAGGCAGTCCGCCTCGTACATCATCTTCTTCAGACGTGCCTCGTACAGGTCCTCGCCCTTGCGTATCGTCTTGATGATGATACCATCCTGCGGCTTCCGCTTCATGATGAGGCAATCCAGTATCTCGTTGAACGCAGTACCCTTGCTTGCAGCCTCAGAAGGTGGCATGGGAACCTTGTTCACCTTGTCAAGGAACTCCTGCTTCAGAAGAGCGTCCACCTCCTCTTCGGAGAAGTGGAGCGTCTCTTCTGTCTCGTTCCAGTTGAGGTGCCACGCGCCTGTCTCATCTTGGTAGAAGAAATCCTCTGCCTTGGTATCGACCATGCGCTGGTAGGCATCCAACAGGGACGGAGAAAAAGCATAGTTAGGCTGCTGCGTCTTCATAGGTCTTCGTCTTAGCGTTCCACTTCAACTGAAGCTGCTCAACCTTGCCCTTGAACAACTCACGGGCACGGACCTTGCTGTCCCAAATAATCTCTGTGGTGGCGATGGCCTTGGCAAACTCGTTGGCAGACTTGGCATCGGTGATGTTCTCGATGGCCAGTTCAATCTCCTCCAGCAGTTCGTTATAGCGCTTGCGCGTCTCTTCAATCTTCTTCACGTTGTTCTCGTAGTACACGAATACCTTCTGAAGAGTGTCGTTCTGCTGGGTCACGTTGCCGTTATCATCGACAATGACAGGTATCTTCTGCCATGCAGGGAGATTGCAGGTGTTCTTGGCATAGAACTTCTCCTGTGGAGTCCAGTACACGGTCCTGTCAGAGCCGACAGCCTGCACATAGCCTACAAGGTCAAGTTCCTTCATCAAGTCACCAGCGGACGAGCCACCGATTTCCGGACGGACGATCTTTGTCTCTCCATCCTTGTCTTCACGCTCATGGGCTACAAACACGATGTTCTTACCCATCATCGAGACTTCGCGCAGGAAGTTCACGAACATCACCTTACGGGCACCATACCCTTTGAGTGAGAGAGAGCCGTCACGCATCCTCATCTTCGAGTCGTTGCGCATGATGAAGTCCGACATGAAGTCGAGCATCTTGCCAGCGGTGTCGATTACGATGGTGTTGCAGGGAACCTCTCCGCTCTTCAGCTCCTCGAGGGCCTGTAGAGCCTCTTCCCAGTTCTTCACTTGCAGCGTCGGACACTGGAACGCTACGTTTACTCGCTGTACACCACCGTCAAAGTCGAACAGGACGGGATTTGGTGCACTCAGTGCCATTGTTGACTTGCCGATACCCGGCTGACCATAGACCAACATCTTAATGGTCGTTACAAACTCTAATTCGCTTGGTTTCTTAAATAAACTCATTGCTCTTGAATTTAGAATAATTAAACATATAGAAAACTAAAACACATTGTTCTTGTTAGCATACTGGATAAACTCACTCTTTTCATGGATGCCCAGCTTGGAATACACCGACTTGATGTGGTTCTTCACCGTGAAAGGCGAAAGGTACAGCCTCTCAGCGACCTGCTCGTTGCTGCATCCCTCATAGATGAGTTTCATGACCTGCAACTCCTTCTTCGACAACTGAGTGTTGAACCTCGGCAGACAGACAACTCCCTCGTACTGACATTCTCCTCGGAGAGGGCATTGCACCTTCTCGAAACAGAACTGACAGGACGGCTTGCAGTCCGTCTCGGCTGTATCAAGTTTTCCGAAATTGCACTTACAGAACCTGCGGGCTATCAGATAGCGGTAGTAGGCTACATTCATCGAACTCTTGCGGTAGGTCTCTGACAGCGCCTTGTAAGCCTCGGGGTAACATTCCATCATCCGCTCGATGAGCATGGCGATGATGTCCTCCTTGGACTCGTCAAGCCTCTCGTTCCTTCCGTCAGAGGTAATGTACCAAACCTCTCCGTCAATCGTGTAGAACTCCAATCCTTCCATATCAGTCTTCCCACAGGTTCTCTACAGGAATGCCAGTCTTTCGTGACAGCAATTCCACATGACTCTTGTTCTGCGGCTTCATTCCGTAAATCACCCAATTTCGGACGGTAGCAGCAGAGACTCCTGCCTCGATTGCGACCTCGTTGACAAAATCTGTCTTAGGATGGTTCGCATCGGGTAATTGCAAATAATAGCCCTTGAGGGTCATTTTTTGCACTTTTTCTCGATTTTCTGCTTTACTTTCAAACATTTTTTGTAATTTTGCATTGTTATTTATAAAAGGTAGTGCAAATGTAGTAATAATTTTCGGAATATCCTAAGAATATCCGTAGAAAATGCTATTTTGCAAGAATTTTTAACATTTATGGGCATTAAAGACAGGTTATATGCCTTTTTGGAGGCAAAGAAACTCAAGCCGTCCGCCTTTGAACGCAGGTGCGGACTATCCAACGGCTTCTGCAGCAAGGTGAATGACAACATCACCGATGGTTCGTTGTCGCTTATACAGAAGGGGTTTCCCGAACTGAACATCAAATGGCTAAAGACTGGTTTCGGGCAGATGCTCCAAGAATCGGACTTAGAATATCCTAATTCCGATGAGGGAGGCAACATGCTCGCGATGGTGCGCATGATGCAGGAGTTCATTGCTCTCGGCAAGAAGAATGCTGATGCAAACCTCATGAATGCAGAAGCGAACAAACTCAACGCACAGAATCTCGAACGGCTCATCACGCTCCTGGAGCATAAATTCGACTGACTATGGCAATGCGCATATCCAAGGAGGGGCAGGCGATCACCGAGAGGTTCTTCAAGGCCATCGACATTCTGACCGAGGCAAACTACTTCCGTGGCTTGCAGACTTTCACCATGCGATACGGACTCAACAGGCGCAACCTCCAGCACGTCAAGGAAGGTCCGGCCAACACCGTCCTCAAGCCCGAAGTCATGGCACACCTCGTATGTGACTACGGCATATCGGGAACATGGCTGCTGACAGGGGAGGGACCAGTGTTCCAAGACGGCACTGACAAGCCTGAGCCTGTGGTGTGGAAAAATAAGAGTCGCCAGCGCAAGACTGACGACCCATCTGTCTGATTTTTTCATAGGAACAAAGTTCTTTTCTTGTTCACTCTGTCTATCACGAAATTCCTTGCCTCTCGGAGGGTAGGGAACCGCTTTGACAGGTTCTCGCTGTTCTTGAACACTCTGAAGCCTCTCTCATAGATGGAGGCGCTTATCGAATATCCGTGAAATCTGACCACGCAGCCCGTAGGCTTCTCTCCTTCGTAAGCCGGCCCATACGGGGACAGGTGAGGATAGTGGATAATCACAGCATTCCTGTTCGTCTCGAAGTCATATATAGTCTGTGCCATATTACATGCTTGCCTTCCAAAACTTCACTATATCCGAACCTGTATAGAACTTCCGGCCATTCGACTTGCGATGCCTGCAGTCGATGCCAGTTGGTCCTACATTCGTATGCCTCCGCAGAGTGTTCCTGTGGATGCCTAAAATCTCTGCTGCCTCGCCTATGCTGAACCTTGCGGTAGGCGACACCCTTGGCTCTTCGTTTACCATGTCAATCGTCCTCTATTGGTACATACTTGACAACACACCAGGCAGCGGCAGCGAAGTTCGACACCGCTACGAGAGCGACAAGCAGATTCTCGCCGCCCAAGCCTAAACCTACGAATGACAGACTGAACCAAGCCGATATGAGTTTCTGCTTGACTGTCATCTTGTCCCATTGTACTGACTGCTTCCAAAGGGAACACAAACTTGTTTCTTTCATTGCTCTTGCCATTTAGATGAATTATTACCAATACCTGCAGCATCGCCACAGGTCGTCTCTGAACTCTTCTTCCTTGCGCTCTTCCTCCAAGGCTCTTGTCCGGACGGAGTACCAGTCGGGCAGTATGCCAGCGATGGTGGCTTCGAGGGTGGGTGACTCATGGTCATTGTCGGAGTGGCAGACAGCGACCTCGCAAGTTCCGTCGCTCTTCATGTACACCTCTATCCATCCGTCATGATACTCCACGTTTACGGATATTCTATCTTCCGTCAGACATTCCTCGTAGATGGCCTGCTCGATCCTGTCTGCCAGTTCTTGCAGGAATTTTGCCATCTTCGACTGTCTTTTCGGGGTCGAAACCTTAATTTCTGATAATTTTCGCGCTTCTTGCATAACTTTTTTCCGATTTTCTTTGGCACTCACGTACATTATTTATACTTTTGCACCGTTGTTTATAAAGGATAGTGCAAAGGTATAAAGAATAATTAGAATATCCAAAGGAAATCCTAAGAATTTTCTAACTGAGTGCTATTTTTAACATTTGAGGGCGAAAATTGCCCTCTGAGGTCTTAGAAATGATGATTGCTGTTCGTGGGGCAGCTACTTCGGAAAAAAAGCGATGGCAAAACCTAAAAACGTGCAAATAACGTGCAAGTTCCAAAAGTCGGTTTTATAACTCGCTAATAAACAAGGAGATAGACACGCGAGGTGTACGCCTGGAAAGCGTGTAAACGACGAAATCGTTTCGGGGGTTCGAATCCCCCTCTCTCCGCGAAAAACCCGATAAACACAGGGGTTTGAGGATGCTCACCTATCGGGTGGGCATTCGTTCTTTTGAACAACTTTGCACCATTTTGGCTCACATCGCACCTAAAAACGTGCAAATAACGTGCAAATGAAAACGGCCTCAAAACCGCCTGTACAAAGGGTTTTCGGAATGCAGACGTGCAAAATACGTGCAAGTGACATGGCAACGACCAAACTCTATCTCGACACAAGGGCAACGAAGCGAGGTGAACCTGCACCGCTGAAGGTGAAGATTACCAAGCACGGGCAGGGTGCTTTCATCCCGCTCGACATTCGCATCTACCCCAGCCAATGGGATGCCGAACACAGCCGTGTCAAGGATAACCCGAACAAGGCTTCCATCAACGCATACATTCAGACGCAGAAGCAGAAAATCGACAACCTGCTAATGAGACTCACAGCGGATGGCGAGCTGGTCAAGAAGACTGCCGTGCAAATCAAGAACATCATCATGGAGAAACTTGACCCCGAAGCCGAGGCCAAGAACCTGTTCCTCTTCCGCTTCAAGGCTTACATGGAAACAAGGGTCAAGCAGCGCACCAAGGAACTCTACCATGAGACATATAAGCGCATCACGCAGTTCGACAGCAAGGCTCCCCAACTCTCCTTTGAGCAGATCACCAAGGACTGGCTCACACGTTTCGACAGGTTCCTGCAGGAGTACGAGCCATCACAGAACTCCAGGAGCATACACTTCCGCAATATCCGTGCCGTGTTCAACGATGCCATCGACAATGAAATCACCACCGCCTATCCTTTCCGCAAGTTCATGGTACGGCCTGTGCCTACCGTCAAGCGTGCATACACGATAGAGCGTCTGAGGGAACTCTTCAACTATCCCGTCCTGCCTCATCAGCAGAAGTATGTGGATTTGTTTAAGTTGGTCTTTTATCTCATCGGAATCAACCTTGTTGACCTCTGTAACCTCACAGAAGTCCGTGATGGTAGGATTGTTTATAGCCGCTCCAAGACCTACCGCCCGTATTCCATCAAGGTTGAACCCGAAGCACAGGCAATCATCGACAAGTATAAAGGGACGAAGCACCTTCTATCTCTCGCAGACAATTTCAAGGATGCCCATACCTTCACCAGCAGCGTCAATCGTGGACTCAAGCAGATCGGCACCCGTGAGCATATCATCGTCAACGGCAAGAAGAGAATCGTCTATCACTCTGCCTTTCCCGACCTGTCAATCTATGTGGCAAGGCACTCATGGGCTACCATAGCATACCAGTTGGAAGTTCCGGACGAAACGAGAGCCGATGCCCTCGGCCATTCATTCGGCAACAGGACAACGGCTATCTATACTGACAAGAACATGCAGAAGGTCGATGAAGCCAACCGCAAGGTCATTGACTATGTACTGGGGCTGTCAGAAACAAACGTCTGATACATACTCCATGTGAGCCAGTTCGGATTTCATCTTCGGCATCTTGGCTTTCAGTTCCCTGTATCTTTTCTCTGCCTTGAACACGTCAAGCCAGTGGGTCTTATTCTCGGGGTCTTTCCTCTCAATGAATGGTATGAGGTTGTCGAGGTGACTGTCCTCTATCTCGTAAATCCAAATATGGGTGCCGTCCTTCGTGACCCATGCTGGATAGGTCTGCCTCTTGCTCTCATAGTCTGCCATCCATTTCTCATAGTCCTCGATGTCCCACCGCAGGGAAACCATGCTATCAAAGAACCTGGCTATCTCGTAGTCTATTGCGCTCATACTCCTTCAGTCTTAGTTGTTCCTCAATCTGTTCGGTAGTCTTATTCTCGAAGTTCGGACATTTCTCCTTTCCGGCCATCAGCAGGAGCACAGGGAAGAGCAAGCCGTGCCTGCAACTTCTCCCATACTCGTCTGCATACCTGCAATCGTCACAGCGGAACATGATGTGAATATCCCTTGCTGCTATCATCCTGCGTAGTTCTGAATGCCCCAATCCACCAGCTGCTTCCTCAGAGTGCTATCCAGTTCGCAGTAGAAGAACAGCATTCTCGCATCACCTCTGTTCGCAAAGGACTGCCATTTCTCTATCAAGTGCTGTGTCATGAAGTTGTCCTCGCAGTAGTAACGTCCACCGTAGCCCGACAATGTGCCGCCCCAAATCTGACATATCACGCTCTCGAAAGGAGTGCGGTAGTTGAAGCACCACAACGTCCACTTCTTGACTGCATTGTTGATAACATTCTGCATTGACTCCTCGAAGCCAATCTCTTTCACATTCTCGCAAAATTCTTCTGCTTTCATAATTCTCATTGCTCTTAGTTGATGTATGCTGAAAACTCTTTCGCTATTCTCATGGCATCCTCGTCCGTCAGATCGTCGAAGTCGCCACGCCATTCATCTTCCCCGTTGAACTCGCCATCGAGGATTTCCCTCACATACAGGCTGTCAGAGCCTATATAGTGATAACACTTGCTTATGCGTACCTGCGCAAAGCCTTCATCGTCGCTTACCATGATGCAGGGTTCCTGTATGCCCTCGCACTCAAATGTCGTTCTTTCAACTTTCATATCGCTATCATTTCTATGTTCAACGTCTCAAAGGGAACCATCAGCTCCCCTTGCTTCAGATAACCATGCTCACCGCAGTAGATGAACAGGTTGCAATAACCGCCCTCGCTGGGCATGATGTGCAGGAAAGGCTCACCGTCCTTGGTCGCCCATCGGTGTGATGTGACACCTGCCTGGTCCGGCTCTGTCAGCGTATAGGTGTGGACTGAGCCATTCGGGAACTTCTTCTCTAATGTCTGCATACTCATTCCTCCACCATGTTCTCTGATGAATACAATGGCCACTGGACTATGGCAGTCACATGACCTCTCTTCGGATTGTACACCCTCGCAGCCTTGTACGAACTGAAATGTACGTTGTCGATACAACTGCCATCGGCTCCGGCCACCATGGCCACATAGACGTATCGCTTTACACCGCGCTTTCTTCTTTCCTTGTGTATCATCGCTCCAGTATCTCGTTTAGGGTGTCAAGGATAGACTCGAAGTCGCTGTCAACTCCCTCCAAGTCGTCTGCGTTCTCACTGATTGTCTGCCCACGTTCTCCCTCTTGAAGACCCTCGGGCATATTGTCGAAACTCTCTCGCTCTTCCTCGGCTATGTTCTGAACCTCGGACTGAGCCGCTTCGATTTTGGCTATCACATCTTCCAGCCACTTTCTTCTTTGCTTGTTCATTGCTCTTTCAATTTACTGGTTATAATACTTGACCTCGGCACCGTCATTGATACGCGCCTGCAGTCGTGAATTGTACTCTTCTTCCGTGTCGCTCTCATTCGTGCAGCAGTAATCGTATGGAGAATATCTATCCATCTGGTCGGCAATCTCATCGATCTCCTTGCGCTTGCGCTTGCCGTAGGCGGCAACGTGGTTCTTACCACCCTCGTACCATTCTTCCGTGAAGAAATACTTGTATCTTCTACTCATAATCAGTCCTCCAAATCCGTTACATCGTAACCCAACTCCTTGACCGCCATTGCTACCTCCTGTGGTAACTCATAGCAGCCATCGTAATCTACCAGTTCTTTACCCTCGAACCAAAGGCCACCCTCTGAGTAGGTTTCCTCATCGTCCTCGTCGGACTGATACTCCCACGAGCCATCACCGTCCTCGGTATCGATATAGACGCTGGCCCATGCTCCGTTGTCGAACTTGAACTCTGTGGTTCGTTCACTTACTTTCAAAGTCTCTGTAATCTTCATTGCTCTTCTTCTTTACGTTACTAAAATGGTTTCTTATATTACGATGTAAAGTTAGTCATTTTTTCGCAAATGACCAAGGGAAAATCCCTATAATTTCAGCATAACTGCCTGCTATTCAGATAGTTTAACTTTTGTACTGAGCGTGCAGTCTTGCGGTCTCGAGGTCGTTATAGATGAAGCCTCTCTGCTCCTTGACGTGCTCGGCATACTCCAATCTCCAGGTCTCTTTCGTGACCTTGCCAGTAGGGATGCCCTTCCCGTCCAACTCGCAGACGTAGTACACATGATTGAGGTCGGCAACCTCATTATACACCTCATCGTACAGATCGTCCAAGGTGTCGGTGACCACATCGCCAGCGAACTCGCAGGAAACCCAGTTGTCCTGTCCGTATGGTAGAACCTCCACCTCTCCATCGATGCACCTTACCTTGTGCACTCTGACCTCCTGTGTGCTGTCCGCACCGTCCGGACTCAGAATGACGTACACATTACGTTGCCACTCTCCTTCGGGGATGAAGTCAATCTCCTCGATGCCTCCTGTCTTTTCAAACAGGGCCACTATTGCCTCCAGCATTTCCATGTGGAGCAACTTCTTCTTTGCATAGAAATCAATCCTCTTCATTGCAGTTTCGTTTCAAAGGTTACTCTGTTCTTTCTCCGTAACTGGAGCACCAAGTGGCACTCCTTGTTCAAGTCGGCCAACTCCTGCAGCTTGCGTCGGTTGTCCTCAGTGTTCTCCAACAGGCTTGCGTAGATGAGGTTGCCAACAAACCTGCCCTCGTTGATGTCGAATGCACCAAAACTCTTGCATCCGTCCACCTTAGCGTAAACGATGTGCCAGTCCATAGTCGTACTCATTTGCGGTGACGTGCATTATACTTACGGATAGCATCCTTACGGCTCTTAGCCATAATCTTCTCTCCGTGAATACTGAACTCGTACTCCTTCTGCTGTTCTCGGATGATAGCCCTCTTCACGGCTTCATCCTCTCTGCGCTGACGTATGGCATCGTCTCGCTTTTGGCGGTAGCGTCTCTCTGCCATGAAGTACGGATTGTTGGCTTCAGCGGCAGCGGTCATCAGAGCCATCGCCATATACGGCAAAATTCTCTTCTTCATACTCATTCCTCGAATTGGTTACAACTATCGCCTCGGCTCATAGCCTGGCCGTTATTCTCACTCGCTTCGTTGGTACACTCATAGTAATGATACCCCATGCACTTCAAGTGCTTGCAGTCCTCGCAGTAACTCATAATTCAGCCTCCTCCGTCTTATTGATACTCAGAACATCATTCCCGTTGACCATACGGCAGAACACCTCTGCCTTTGATGGGGATTCTGCGAAGCAATAGAACTCCTGCTCGGCAGAACAGCCCTTCTCATTGTACTTGACCTTGTAGGACTTCCATCCCTCCGGCACCCTGTTCTCCTCGTTGGCCAGCAGATCGTCGAGACGCTTGCGGACCTCCTCGAACTTCTCGTAGTGTTCAAGGAAGCCTCTCATCGCCCACTGCAGGGTGCTGATGCTTGAACCGAAGTCCTCGCTCAGCTGCTCGTGATTGACGTTCCAGACCTTCGTTCCGAACTCCGCATCGTCCATCAGTCCGCTGTAGTTCAGCATGAGGTTCTTCTGATACCAGTCGCCCTTCTTGGCGGCAAACTCGTTCTCCTGGGATTGCAGTTCCTCTAAGATGGCCTGCAATTCATCCAATACTGCTTTCAATCTTTCTTTCATTGCTCTTACGTTTTAGATGTTACTATATCAGTTCGACGTACTGGAGAGAACCCCAGTCGTCGAATACTCTTGCTGTCATGTCTGCCTCGTCCTCCCACCATTCAGTGTGCTGGACTCCGTAGCCTGTGGCCTGGAACACCGCCTTGTCGAGGTGGACTCTCACACCCTTGGAGCAGACAACCTCCTCCGGCTCGCCCTCGGCAATCCTTTTCGGGTGGTTCTTCGTCTTACCCTCGATGGTTGCTACTATCGTACCCTCACCCTTGTACAGACCTTCGGTGATGCGTACTCTTTTTCCTACCAAACTTTCATTTACTTCTGCTGTTTTCATTGCTCTTGTCTTTTATAGGGGTTTCTTATTTTATAGTGTAAAGGTAGTCATTTTTTTTTAATTGACCAAGCGTTTTTCAAATTATTTTCGCTGTAATCGTCTGAAAATCAAAGATTTAACTTTTGCTCACTTTTGACCGACAAAACAAGCGTTTTTTGCGAAAGCAAAAAATCCGCTTGAAATAAATACTTATTATTCTTCTTATATATATCTTCTTATAAGGTGCCTATTTTTGCCTTCAAATTTTTCGCTTTTCGTTCCGTTTTCGTGTCCGTTTTCAGATTTCTGTTGTCTCGTTTTTGAAACACTATTCTTATAAGTCTATGAGGATGAGGGATTTACAAGCATTTTCTGTTGTCTCGTTTTTCGGTTTCTGTTGTCTTACTTGTTGTCTCGTTTGTTGACCCGTTTTCCCGAATTTTGTTGACCTGTTTGTTGACCCGTTTTCCCGACAGCCTTCTTATAAGTCATTGGAAATGAAAGCGGTACGACCAGTTTTTGTTGCTCGCGCTACTGGCCGTACCTGCTCTAAATTCGGTTCATGTTGACCCGTTTGTTGTCCTATTTGTTGTCCTGTTTGTTGACCCGTTTTCAAGGAGTCAGTCGGAGTAAGAACGTCTTAACGAACTTCCAAATAGGCTTTCTGAACAGCACAACCAACAGAGACACAAGCACATAGAAGCCGTAAATCTGCGTCTGCTGCCACCATGACAGAGGCTTCTCGACCTCGACTTTCTGTTGTATCGTTTTCGTTCTAAACTTGTCAACATACACGATGGAGTCCTTCTTCTCGATGGGCTTCTGAAACTCCACCGGCTTCTTCTGAGGCTTGGTGGCCAGCGCATGGAAGAGCGTACCGTCCGCATTGATGCGAGCATCACTAACGGCATAGTCGTTTTCGAGGTGGCTAACGCTGTCAGCGGTAGTCCTCTCTGCTGTCTGCGCTGGTATCTCGACAAGCAGGGTGTCTGTCACATAGATGGTCTCAGTCCTTACCTCGACCTTCATGCTGTCCCTCTCCGTACTTTCGTTAACCAAATCCTTGTGGCTCTTGCATGAGCCGAACAGCGCACAGATGCAGATGGCAAGGATGAAAGCCACCACATATCCGATTGCAGACAGACAGCCTACTGCCTGTGCCTCCTCGGGCTTCAAGTCCTTCATCATTTCCGGACTTAGCCAGTTCTCGTTTGGGTTATGGAAGTACATCATATAGTCCTGTACTCCGTGGTTGCGTCAAAACTTGGGCAAGCCTTGTTTGCGAAGTCTCTGTGACCTCGTATCTTGGCCGTTGGATAGAGAGTGCGCAACTGGCGCAGCAGCTTCAAGAGAGCCGCTTTCTGTGCCTCTGTGCGCGTGTCCTTTGGCTTGAGGTTGGCATAGGCCACTCCTGGGCGGTTCTCCAAACCTCCGACATACACCACACCGATGGAATGAGAGTTGTGCCCCGTGCAATGAGCGCCAGCCGTATTCACGTTCCGGCCGTCATGAATGCTCCCGTCACGATAGATAACGTAGTGGTAGCCGATGTCCGACCATCCCCTGCCGCCCTTGCTGACTGGAGCCATGTGGTGCTTCCGAATCTGATCAACCGTGGTGTCCTGTCCTTCGGGTGTCGCTGTGCAGTGGACGATAATCTCGTTTATCGACCGCTTGCTCTTGACGATGCCCGAACCGACAATCTTCTCCCATGTCTTATCTCCGACGATGCCATCGGCCACAAGTCCGTTGGCACGCTGGAAATCCTTCACGGCCTCCTCGGTCAGTTTCCCGAAGATGCCGTCGGGGTACAGATGCAAGACACTCTGCAGCGTCTTGACATCCTTCCCTGTACTACCTTTCTTCAAAAACATAGTCATAGTCTTTAATCGTTAATACCCGTTAGGGGGTTGGCGGTTAGTACACTTCTCCCTAACACACTTGTATCTCTGCAGGTCCAGTTCCAGTTGTGATTTCTCCTTCTGAAGCTGTGAGTTCTCGTCCTGCACCTTGCGGAGCCTGTTGGTCTGCTCCACGAAACGCTTCTCCTTCTCCGCATCGGCAACTACCATGTTGTGCATCTGCTCCTGCAGGAAGATGATGGTCTCTTTGAGCACACCGAACTCCACGCTGTCTGCCTCCGACTCAGCGACCCGCTTGTTCGTCTTGCGGTTGATAAGATACTTGATGGCCTCCCAACCGCCAAGAGTGCCGATAATCGTTGCTAATATCTCCCAATACATTTTCTTTTCTTCGTTATTCGAGAATGATTAAACTATCGTCAGCATCGAGGCTGATATGGGCGAACTGCATCTGAGGCAGGGAAATGATTCCCTGTATCTCTATGCCCGTCTGCCGCCTGATGCTCTCCACAATGCTGTCGATGTCAGCGAGAAGGAACTGGGTGAGCGTCCTGTCCTCCAACTTCGCAAACGTGTTGCAGTAGTAGGCAGTGAACTCCCCTCCGGCACCTACGAGCGGATGGGGGAAACTCCTTCCCCTCTCCAGCCCGTACTTCTTCCGTATGCCCCTGTCGATGAGTCCGACCGAGGCTCCCGTGTCGAGCAAGAAACTGGCAGGCTTGCCGTTCAAGGTAGCCTGCACGATTAGCCTCTTGTCCGAGAGTGACTTAATCTTCTTCATTATGGTAACATGTACTTGATTTCAAAATAGAAGTTCATATCGTCATTCGGACTTGTATCGTCACCAATGACAATCTCGCAATATGTGGCAGTTATCGTCCTTACCGAGCAAATGTAGTTATGGTCTTTCGCATCATAGTACGCGACCGCATTGACCATTATCCTACTTGCAGCCAGTCCGAGGTTCGTCCAGCCAGCAGGGTAGGTAATCCTGTGAATACCGCCTCTGTCATTGTACGTCTGCCTCGATACCGACGGGTTTGCCGAACTGCTTCTGACCCCATTCTCAAACGATGCGAGCGTGTCAGTGTACGTTGAACCGCTATGCGTACATGTAACCCGTCCCCATCCGAGGGTCACTACAGGTCTCAATAATTTCTCCGCATGGATGATTGATAGTCCCGTTGCCGACAACTCAAAGCCGTTCAGCACATTCCCCGAACTCAATGTCTGAGCCTTCACGAGCATCTTGTTAGCGATGTTCATGGCGGCAAAGAAGTTGTTCAAGGACGAACCGTAGGCTGCACCATTTGCAAACAGACGGGACAGGTAGATGTCCGACACATAACTTGCGCTGGTGATGTTCCACGACAGGCTTACAGATGTCGTTTCTGTCTGTCCGCCATACACGATGCCGTAGTAGTCCACCATCAGCGTATGGAAGCCTGCAGGCAGATCGACCGCAAGGTTGTTCATCGACACCGACTTCGTGCCGTAGCCGCTTGAAGAACTCTGAGAGTTGGCAACGGCCACCTGCGTAGTCTTTATCAGCGTAGTCCTTGATGAGTTAGAGTAGGTCTTGACCATCACCGTCACCCTTGCCCAGTTGTCGATGCTGTATCTTCCTTCATCATCAATTACAGATTGAGAAGGTATAGGTCTCATTTCTTGTTGCGAAGATGAACCCGAACCAATCTGTACCCACGTCCTCGAGCCAGTAGCACTCAGACTGCCGTTAATCTTCAGTCGGCAGGCAGGAAGGGCCGTTGTTACTCCCGACGCAGGGAAAAGGCTTACCTGTCTCGGTGCTGGAGGCGCAGTCACGTTATCTACCGTCTTTGAGCCTCCGTTGGAAGCAGATGAACTGCCAGACTTGTAAGTGCTGTTCAGCGTCAGATTTCCAGTGCTTCCACCGAAGATGTCGCTCAATGCCGAGTATGTCGTTCCGTTCAATGTCGTGACACACGAGCCGCTGGTGTCGTAGATGCGGATTTCCTTTGCCGAGGGGTCGAGTTGGATATGCTCGTTCTTGTCGTTGTCGTCAGTATAGACACCGAGCACCTGCCTACCATCCTCAAGCACCTGCCATGAATATCCGTCAGAATGGAACATCTGAATGATACCGAGGACACCGTTGAGAACAAGCCTCTCGTTCTGCGACTTGAATACCTGTGCGCTTGCAAGGAAACCTCCGATGCTGCAGTTCGTGCCGATGATGGTGTTTGAAAGGAGCGTGCTGACAATGTTACCCTGCTCCCAGTAGGTGTTTCCGCCTGCTGTAGGAGCGACACCATTTGGCACCGTCATTCCCTTCCGCTTGACGAAGAACTTGCGCCACTCTCCACTTATCTCGTAAGCCACAAAGTCGCGCCTGGTGTCGTTCCACACATAAGGCTCTGAAGGACTCTCCGACCATATAAGTCTGTCATTCGGGAAGCCCGTCTCGTCAGCGGCCATGTCCGCGATGTCGTTGTCATTCGTGCAGTAGGCTGTGGCCACCGTTCCCTGCTCCAGTTTAGGCATACAGACGTACACTCCGTTGCTGGCCTGGTGCATTCGGAACAACAAACGCTGTATAGCGGACGGGATGCTCGTTCTCGTCTTGAACGTCAGCGTATGTCTCGTCCATACCTCCGTCAACTGCCACTCACAGTTGTTGTCAGTAGGCGATGAGTTATTCGACAGCACCTGTCCGTCCTTGATGCGTCCGGCACTCACATCGATGGCAGTGTACGTTGACTGCGTACCGCTGGTGGGATAGAGGTAAGTAACCATCCTCATGCCTCGGTCTATCCTGTACCAGTTCACCGTCACCGTCTGACTTGATGTCGCTCCGCTCGGATATGAGTACGAACTAATCTTGTATTCGCCCGTCGATGGCGGTGTGAACGTCACGCTCTTGGTAGTGGAACTGGTGGCTGTAATCTCCACATAGGTACTCCAACTCCAGTCTGACAGATATATATAGACACGCAGGGTCTTACTTCCACTGCTTGCTGCCGATGAGCGGTAGCCGTTCACCAAAAGGGTACACTGCACTCCACCTTCAAGATACACCGTCTCGTGGCCGAATCCATAATTGTAACTCGTCAGATACTTGTCTATCTGAATGTACGGGTCTGCCTTCGCCCAAAACGACAGCGTGTACCATGTGTTAGCCAGCAGAGGTTTGTCACCATCGGGGTCATACACGTTCTGTCCCAGCAGTTCCTTGTATGAGTTTGCGTAATCGGGAACTCCCTTATATCCGTTCCTTCCGTCCAGTCCGTCCGTTGTGGAGCCGTTCTTGATGTCCCACTTATCCATCCTCGAAGCGAGGAAAGCCGTCTGCTGAAGGATATTTCCTCTCATCTGCGCTGCCTGTTCAGAGCCTTCTCCCGACACCTTGACAGGAGTGTTCCATGTGGCCACCGCTCCGGACGTGCTGTATGTCTTGGCATCGCTCCTCCAAACGAAGCGAGGGCCAACTATGAACTTGGCATACAGGTCGCTGCTGCTGTTCGAGTAATACCTCACATACGCTATGCAGATGAAGTGAACACCTGCGTTGGCTACCGTGATGGCGATGTCGCCAGTATCTTGGTTGCTTCCGCTGATCCTGCGCTGGTACGATGATGTCGGTGCTGCACTATCCACATTGCCTATATACATATAGGTTGACGAGTATGTCGAGCACTTGGCTCTCAGATACACGACCTGGTTGGCTTCCGTGGTCACGAACATCAGTGTGGCGATACTCGTCTGCGATGAGCCGATGGCAGGTGACCTCCAATATCCGTCCTCGTCCTTGTACCAGTCACCCTGCACCTCTACCTTCAGAGGGTTGTCCTCCGATGCCGTCTCGCTCCAAATGCTTCCGCTGGCAGTCCATGGTGTCGCTCCAGTAGGAGTGGCAGGCTTGTCAAACGACTTGGCATAGATGCTCTTGGCTGCAGGGCCGGCACTTCCACTTCCATTCGTTGTCTTGGCAATGGGGATATTCTCCGAGTCAAGCACCTGAGCACCCTTCTTCAGCACAACGGCAATGGTGTTGTTGGCAGAGGCAATTGCGCTTCCGACAAGGAACGAGGCACCATACGTCTGACTGCTGTATTCCGTGATATTCGGTGTGACCTCCAGCGACAGGCCGTACTTGTTCGCCCCGTTGAAGTCGTCAATCAAGGTTCGGGTGCCGTTCTGTGCCGTGCGCCAAATCCTTACCTCCACCGTTGCCTTCGATACTCCATTGGTCAGAGCCGTACTGCTGTTGTATGTCAGAGCCGCAGGAGAGATAACGAGGTCGTACTTATCCACACCACGCAGTTTCTTGATGGTGAGCGTCTTGTCGTATGTCTTGCTGTCATAGGTTGCCCTAACGACAATCTTTGCCTGCGAAGAGGTCAAGCCGTTCACCGTCACCACACCACCGCTTGTTATCCACGCAGCCGTGGGATAGGAACTTCTCGCATAGGTGTTTGCCGTAGCCACACCGCTGTTCTGAAGGGTGACACCCTCCGCTGATGCGATGCTCCAGGTTATCCCGCTTGTCTGTTTCTCGGGGCCTTTGTAGAGAGAGCCATTGCTAACAACAGGGTCGCTGATTGGGCTGTCCGCACCATCGTACAGGATGGAATCATTCTCGTTATCCAAATCCACGATGATGCTGTCATTGCCCTTTCCTCCGTCCGTTGTCTTGCTGACAGGCACCGTCTCGACATCGAGAACGTTTCCGCTGCTGTCAAGCAGTTCAAACCTGTATGACTGGTTCGAGCTGGCATAGATGGTCCTGTCAACACCGCTGTTGTACTTACCGCTGTCAGTACCATCCACGATATTCTGTGCAGTACTCCAGTTCCCGTTGTTTGACTGATAATAATACTTCAGCGACAGGGAGTACGTCGTGAGACTTGCAACAAGTGTTCTCGCTCCGTTCTGACCAGTGCGATAGACCTTGATGTTCGCTGTCTGCTGGGCATTCTCGGCTTTCGTGGTGTTGTAGGTGAAAGCATTTGGCGACACGACCAGTTCATACTTATCCACACCCACCAGTTTCTTCACCGTCAAGGTGGCATAGTAATACTCGCTGCCGTACTTCGCCTTGGCCCTGCACGAACCGCTCGTGCCGCTCATGGCAGTCACCGTAATCTTTCCGCTGTTGCTGATGGATGCCGTGACGTTCGACTTATCCACGCAGTCCCACTCGGACACCTCGGAAGTCTTATCGACACCACCGACCAAAAGCCGTGCCTGTGAGGTGACATTTCCCGATTTCAAGGTTCCTGCCCCGTCATAGAGCATGGAGTCGTTTTCATTGTCGAGGTCAAGAATGACCGCTCCTGGGCCAGTGTTTCCGTTCTTGGCCTTGTTGATGGGTACGGTCTCTCTGTCTATCTCCACATTGTTCTTGAACAGGACGATGGCGAAATTGTTCCATTCTGCTGCATTAGCGGCTGTGAGGGTGTACGAGCCTACATTGTACGCATTGAACTCAATAGTCTCATCATCAGTACTATATCCATTAGGATAGACCTTTGCAGTCAGTCCGAGTCCGGCCATTGTCGTACTGCTGTCACCGACTCTTGTCCTCGTTCCATTCTGTGCCGTCCTGTAGATATTGATAGTGAGTGAGGCATTGCTCAGCGTACCCTCCGTCTCGTTGTATGACACAGCATTGTGGTTCAAGGCAATCTCATACTTGTCCGTGCCTACGAGTTTCTTCACGGTCATTCTCGCAGTATAGACCACGCTGTTGTAGGTACACTGCACAATGACATATCCTGCCGATGCGCTGCTGGCATAGAAGCCGTTGGTACTCACCGTCAGCACTCCGTTGGAAATGCTTGCAGACAGGAAACTGCTCTTGCTCTGAACAGAGAAGGTGGGAGGGTTGTTGACCTTCGCTCCGTTGGCATACAGCGAGATATTGCTCGTCACGCTGCCGACGATGGAGTTTCCCTGTCCGTCAAACAGCATACTGTCATTCTCGTTGTCGAGGTCGATGTACACCGCACCCTTGCCGTCGATGCCCTTCACGGCACTCACATGGTAGTGGGTGTCCGTGTCGTTATTGTTGTACGTCACCTCGGTCCTGTTCCACTGGTAGCGCTTGGCTTCCGTAGGAGCGGCTGCATTCTGCTCGTCCGTCCAGTCACCGGCTGCTATGTCGCTGGGGTAACTGCGTCCATCACCTGCCGTTCCGTATGCTGATATGGCATATGTCTCAACGATGCTCGCGATACCCTTGGCGAAGTTGCCGATACATATTGCCTGTGTGACATACCTGTTGCCTCGGGAGTCCGCGCTGATCTCGAAGTTCCACAGATAAGGGTTCGCTGCCGTTGTCTGCACCCTGTCCTGCGACCATGTGGTATTGATAGTCTGTCCGTTGACATACGTTCCTGCCGTCGGTGCTCCTTCGGGAGGTGTCGTGTCGCTGTCACCGATAGCCCAGTACTCCTGGCACCCAGCATAGTAGGAGCCGACTCCCACCTGTGAAACCGAGTAGGAGTCGGTGCTCTCATTGTCGCTATACACGATATGCGTCTTCGTGTACAGCCAGTAGCCGTCTGTGAGCGTCGAAGGGAACGCTCCCCAGTTCGTAATGGTCGAGGGGTCAACACTGGTGGCCTGCTGGCTGTATGTCACGGTGGAACTCTGAATACCCCTTCCGTCAATACCCATTCGGGCCACAGAGTACGCATTGGTCTCTGTACCGTCCGAATACCTCACATACACCCACGTCCAAAGGTACTGACCATCGGGGACACTCGGGACACTTGTCTGCCAGCCAGTAGTCGGCCTCGTGGTACCCGACGTGCTCTTGGCATACTTTGTCGTGGTCTGCAGGATGGTGACACCTGTTCCTGGGTCACCGTCCTTCGCAGCCCATCTGACGGGGAACGCTCCTTTAATCTTCATAGTCTCACAGGTTTAATAGTGGTTCATCACTTCGTGGGCAGCAGCGGCACACATCCTACGGAAATCACAGAAATCAGAGAACACTCTGATGTCGTCCGTGTCAAGGTTCTCTTTGAACTTCGCCCAAGAACTCGAAGCGCTGACAGCCTGCAAGATGTTGTCAACGGCATTCATCACCAGTCCGAACTCGTCCTTCTGTGCAAACCCGGCCTCTATCAACTGCGACTTGATGTGTCCGTAGTCTATCTGATGGTCAATCTCCACAGTGATGAACGAATAGCCGTCCTTCGTGACCTGCTCCCCGTTCTCCTCCATGGTCTGCTGTTCTGCCTTGATGTCAAGGCACACGATGCGTGTCTCTTTGTCGTACACGGCAGGCTGATTCTCCTGCCAGCGTCTCTGAAGATTACCAATATTCATAATTCTCTTGCTTCTTTTTGATGGTTAGACAAATGATACTTCTTCCTTCGTGTCGGAGAAAACGACCTTGCCGTTGTCCTCCTCCACCTTGCGGCCATCGACTTCAAGGATTTCCGTCTGTTCCTCGTCGATGCCGTAGTGCATGCTCCCTCGGTCGATGAACACCGTCCGAAGGCGAGTGACCTTGTTCCTTGTCATGTCGGCAAAGAACGTCTTTATCTCCGCAGCGTTCACGATCAGCTTGTATGTGTCGCCCATGAAGATAACCCTCACGGCATACCGGCCCTCACCCTGCGAAGTCTTGATGTTGGCAATCCACTTGTCTGTCTCGACTGGCTTGCCGAGCAGCAGCGACATTCCAATCCTCGGAGCGTCAAAGAATGGCGTCCCGTTGGCATCAACACGCTCCGTGCGCTTGATGCCGCAGTTAGAAATCTTTACCACTTTGTTCTTCTTGATAATCCGTCCGGTCTTCATGCACCACAGGCGCTTGCAATGGCTGTTGCCCCATTTCAGCATACCCCATGCCGCATCATCCAGTTCCCTCAGACGCTTCGGGTTGGTGACACGTGCCCTGCGCTTGAGCCAGTTAACCTTGTCGGTCTTCCGCCACCAGCCGTCATTCCTCACACCATAGAACACGAAGCCCATCATGTCGATGCCCTCGCTTATCCTGTGTATCTTCGGCTCATGCAGCGTGAAGCCCCTTTCTGCGAGATACTTAGCCGTCCTCTTCATCTTCCGTTTCACCTCGCCCTTCGTGGCTCCAGTGAACATGAAATCATCGAGGTAGCGCTTGTAGTCCGCACACCTGTTCTCCTCCGTCATGAAATGGTCGAAAGGAGAAAGCACGAGGTTTCCTGTGCTCTGACTCGGACGTATGCCGAGAGGGATGCCCTTGCCTTCGGGAGCGAACCGCTCAAACGGCTCGATGAAGGCTTTGACGAACTTCTTGTCTTTGAACAGGTGCTCCAGGCCACAGCCTATAAGCCGATGGTCGATGCTGTCATAGTACTTGCGAATGTCACCCTGTGCATACCATCTGTCCTGCCCTCTGTATTTTCTGAGGTCCTTCTTGATGGCCATGGCACAGGCGATCTGCCCGTACCCCTTACGGCTCGCGTATGTGTGCCGTATCAGACTCCTGTCAATTCTCCTGTCGGCAGCCATCGTGAGCAACTGATGCTCGATGTGGGATGGGTGGAAGTATAACTTGGCGATGTCACGCAGCTTGTTCTGACCGCTGATGCGCTGCTCGTGCATATATTCGTCAGTCCGCATGCGACCCTCCAAGACCATCTGCTGTATCTCTATGAGGTTCTGCCAGCGGCTCTTGATGTGCCGTTGTACTCCTGGGTTGCGGTTCTTCCGCTTCGTGGCGACATTCTCCGCCTCCACGATATTGTCCCACTGAGCCATCTGCTCATATATGTAACCGACTCTTTTCATTCTTTCTCTTGCTATCGTCTCTGTGTGAAGCGTTCAAATCCTGCAAGGCTTACTAACATCACGGGCGGCTGGGCTGACCCAAATCCGCGCAAGGTGAATGTTGTTCCGACCAACACGTGCTGTACATACGTTGCACGCTGCCGAGGCTCCTGGTATTCGGGTGCGTTCCCGTGACGCAGTACTGACACCCTTATAAATTTTTCTCCTTAACGTAGTTAGGCGAGCCGAGTAGTTCGCGTTCGAGTTCGTCCAAGCGTTGTTCGAGTTCGAGTACGCGAGGCCGCAATTCGACCCGTTGTTCGAGCTACCGCCAAACAGCCACAGCTCAAATACCATTGCGCCTACCATTCGAGAAAATGGCTTTTTCTGAAGTCCGTCCTTCTGTCATTGCTGACCGGACTATTGTTCTACATTTCTTTTACTTATTCACTATTTTTCGATTTCGTGTCCGACCGCGCCTTTTCAAGGCGCGAGAGACTACGCTGCCAATGCCTTGAACTGACTTGATGAGACCTTGTTCAACGAACCATAGTAAGCAAGGCGAGCCGAGTAGCCCGCGCTCGAGTACGACCAAGCGTAGTTCGAGTACGAGTACGCGAGGCCGCAAGTCGACCCGATGCCCGAGCCACCGCCAAACAGCCACAGCTGTCCATCAGCAGCGTAGTAGAAGTTATCACCGTAACTGACACCCGACAACGACTGCTTAGGTATCATATAGACTCCCTGTCCTTCCTCCGAGGCGATGATGTTCATGCCCCATACGGCACTTGTCGGACGTGTGAGAAGCACATGCTCGATGCCGTCGAAGGTCTCTGCAGTAGGATTGGATGCAGGGACGATATTGCTTCTCCAGCAGTACACGTCAGTACCGACAGAGGCCATACCTCCCATCATTTCCCAATACTGGCCCCAAGGATTCTCGAAGCCTGCCACGTTGACACCATGGGCAGTATTGCCGTTAGCGAGCGTTACCGCCATATTGCCGTCATAGTCACCAAGGCTAAGGGTATGGCCTGTCTTCACGTTCTTTTGGTTGTTGAAGCCGTTGTTCGATGCCGACTCACCGCTGGCAAGTCCTTCCGTTCCGTCCAGTCCTACACCCCAAACGAGCGTGTTGTCGCTGCCCTTGCAGTTCTGACTGTCACGATAGGCATACTTGCTCATCATGTGGAACAGCAGGTGGTTACGGAAGTCGAGGTTGGCAAGACCGTGGTTCTTCGAGCGCAACTGAGCACTCTCCCAAAAGCCGTGCACCGTCTTTGTGTTGGCAGGAACCTGGCCCGGCAGCGAGCGCATCTTATTCGAGATAACGCTTGCCTTGAACTTACCTACCACCTGCTGGGGGATGATGTAACCGCCCGGCAGCGGAACGAGCGACAGCCACAGGCGAAGAACGGTGGTGGCACCGACCGTCACCGTCTGAACACGTCCGTAGGTCAACGGGATAACCTTCATGAAGTCGCCATGAGCGAAGTCAGATACCACCGTGCCGTCAGCATTCAAGAGGTAGTCGCCCTCCGCTGTGTAACGGCAGTCATTGCGGTTCAGTTCGCAGTAATTGCCGTTCTCGTCCATGATGATACTTACACCAGCGTTCTCCCACAGGGTACGCATGTGCATGTTACCACCCACATCGACTCTCGTTGAGCCGAGGCTGGAGGCTTTGTTCACGTCGATGTAGAAGGCAAGTTCGTTCAGAACCTCCTCATCGTTCTCGTTGAGGGCATTACGGAAGTCTTTGAGCGTAATCTGTCCGACCTGTCCTCCGAAGTTTCCAAAGATGCTGTTCGTGTCAGACATCTGCGAAACGAAATCTTTTTCTGTAAGTTTCTTAGACATAATACGATTTTTTAGAAGTTTGCTGTTACCTGCACGTCGCAGTCGGAGTAATACGCACCTTCACCACTGCCGACAAGAGCGTACTGGGGGGTTAGGGTCACGGTACTGCCCGAGCCCGTATATTTCAACTCGCCGATGGCATTGAACACCTGCCATGTGTAGGAAACGGCTCCAGCGTATGCCGATCCGTTGCGAGTCATAGAGAGGTTGTACGTCGCGTTGTGGTTCGGTCCGAGATAGTTACTTCCTGCATCCGTAGGAGTGTGCAGCACTTGGTACTCGTCAGCGATGTCGTTGATGCGCTGGCTGTCCTGTGCCACAGCATTGCCGTTCAAGAACAACTTGGCGATGAAGATGCTTCCGCCTTCCACCATTGCCCTTGTCACCGTAAGCGTGCTGGCCGTCTGCCCGACAATCTCCACACCGTCTTGATACCACTTGATGGTATAGCCGTTGCTTCCGATGGTCACAGGCTCCGTGCCGTACATGCCCACCGCTGTCAGCGTTGCCGTTGTGTTCGTCTCGTCCAGTTCTACCCTGTTGGCGGTAATCTGCATGATATGGCTGTCAGAGCCGGCAGTCTGAACAAGGACATCGACACTTCCGCGAACGCTGTCCGTCATGGCATTGCAAACATAGTCCACTTGATAGGTTATCTGCTTGTTCGCCACCTCAGAGGCAGAGGCAAGGTTACCGACAACCTTCAGTTCATAGTAGGCTCCGTTGATGCGGGCCTGGAACTTGCTGTTGTTCGTTGCCGTGACCCAGTTCGAGCCGTTGAGTGTGAAGATAAGCGTCGTGCCGTTGTATGCCCATGTGACACCCGTTATCTCTGCAGGGAAGCCAGCGGAAGAGCGTACACCCAACTGAATGATTGGCTGTGCGTTCAGAACGGCTGTCTGCGCATCACCCGTCTTGCCTGTGGCATCCCAGTCGGGAGCAACAACACCGCTGTTGGGGTCAACGACTTGGAACAGCGCAAGGCCGTCACCATTCCTGTTGATGATATTCCGCACAACTACTACCTGGTCTCCGTTTCGAAGGAAGCGGACGGAGAAAGCCGCGCCTGTTCTACTCATAGTTCTTCTTATCTAATTTATTGAGTTCGTTAATCACGTCACCCTGCGTCATGACAACACCGCCGAGCATGGCTGCAGCGAGGTCGATGTCTGATTTCACAAGGCGAAGCTCATTCTCATTCACCACCATCTTCTCGCCATTGGCGGTCAGTCGGTGCAGGTGTGGAAGCATTCCATGCTCCTCACCGAGTCTCTTGTTAATGATAGCGTACAACATGTTCTTAGTCGATTAGAAATTCTCCGTTCTCGTCCGTCAGTACCACATTGCTCTCGTCAAGGCATAACTCCCTTGCAGGGTGTGCGTCCGCTTCAAACCAGTAGTCGAAGAAACTGTCGTTCCTCGTAAGTCCTATGCCGAGGTCTTTGACCTCCGCAATCATGTTCTCGCCTCGCTGCCACTCCTTCTGCGCTGCATACCTCCATACCCCGTTGTCGTTGTACTGCGCCTGTGTGAACCACTTGAGCAGGTAATACAATTCGGGGTACTCCACCATCCTGTCTTCAAGATTGACAAGGGCTGAGTTCTCATAGACATTCTGCGAGGCAGCGATGTCGGCACCTCTGAGGCCCTGTCCGCTGACTGGCATGCTTGTATCTGTATGCAAGCCGATGGTGGCTCTCGTGACCACTTGGCTGTTCTGAAGGAACTGTACCTCGTACTCTCCCTTGGCAATCATCCTCATGTCGAACTTGATGGTGGGGAATGTGGCCAAAAGCAGTTCGGGCGAAGCCTCGCTGTTCGGAACCAGTGCCGTTGACTGACCGAGTTTGACAACCCTCATGGTAGTGCCTGTCGGAAGCGTCGTAATCTGCGTGGTGCCGCTGTTGAGGATAACGGTCACCGACTGCTCAAAGCACTTGCCGTCGATATGGTCGTTCCTCGTTCCCGTCACCGCAATTCCCCGTGCCACCTTATAGTCATACAGCAGCAGATCATCGAAGAGGGGGTCATAGACGATGCTTGCCTTATCCACCGAGCAGGAGATAATGTCAGCACCCTTGTCCGTACATGTCAGAGGCAGGTCGTCGCTCTCAACGGCATAGGAGATACCTGTTCGCCAGTCAAGGAACTCTGCCTTGAAATGCAACACCGCCTTGCTTGATGCAGGGAGGTTCTTCTTGACTCTCAGCGAGCCTCTTGTGTCGCTTGCCGAGGTGTCAATCTCATAGTCCGTGCCGACCGTCCACACATCGGCAATGGGTTCCTCATCGACATACCACGCTATCGTGTCGAGAGACAGATAGGCATTGGCAGGGCCGTGCTGGAACACATTGTCGGGGTCTATGGCTCTCACATCGGGGAATATCACCGTGGGAGTCAGCGACCTGTCCGGCTCATACGCTGGAGTGCTGCCGATGGTGTTCACACTCTGTGCCGCAGGCGACATCGGAGTGAGACACGCAAGATGGCAACTGGTGGTCAGCGGCTCGAACTTGACGCGCGTATGCGTCCTTTGTGAAGCAAATGTATTCTCGTTCATATCTTAACTGAAATAATCTAACATAGCCGACCTTGCACTTACGCTGGCCACCTCGTCCGTAGCGGTCACGTTGAACGTGGCCACCAGTTTGTGGATGCCATCGATGCCGAGGTCTGAAAAACTGATTTGGAATGGATTGCCGACATTCGTGTGCTGAGCGTTCCACAGAGCGTCAGATGCCGTGTCGCCAGTGTTCCTCGTGACCGAAATGAGGGTAAACTGACTCGTCACATCCTCACCGTAGCCGTTGAGGACATACATCGTCACATCTTCCGTCTCTCCTGGGGCAAGGGTGCCACCGAGCGACTGCTCCACGAAACACCTGTAGGAAATCCTCTCGAACTGGTCTATCTGTCCGAAGACATAGGCATTGCCGAACACCTGTCCGTAGCCATGGAAAACTTTTGTGTAGGTATGCCCCTGCGAGTCCACGGCAGGCATCGAGAAACCTTCCAAGTTGCCGTGTATCTCGTAGTAATTCGATGGCTGGAACTCCCATGTGTTCACACCAGTCAGCGACACAGAATACTCCGTGGTGGTGTAGGTGAATGCCTGCCGCTCCGTATTCGAGATATTACCTCGTCCTGCGAAGTGCATGCCGACGAACGGATGGAAACCGTTGCCGCCCTCCAACTCTCCGCGAAGCACATAGGTGAAATTCTCATTGTGCGAGCCGCTGACACCTGTAATCTGAAAATACACCGTCTTGAAGCCCGCAAACGTGAAGTTACCGATGCAGTCGTCGCTGTTAGCATTGGCATTGCCGCTCTCATCGTGCCAAATACCCATGCAGAGGTCGCCGACAGCGATAGCACCAATCTCGCCATCGTCCAGCTTCAGTTTGCCCGTACCCGTCCAAGCGCCAGTGGCATCGGGAGTGACCTCCTCGATGATACCGCCTCCGAAGGTGTCCCATCTGATACCGATGTAGATGGTGACCTTGTTGTACCGCAGTTCGGGAACCTCAAGCCATTCCCACAACTTCAGCGAGCGCATTTCACCCCTGCCCTGTCCGTCAATCTTGCCACCGGAACCGACAAGGCCCGGCACGAAGGAAGAGCCGAACTGAGCACCCTGCTCATGGACTGACATCTGCTTGTGCGTAATCTGTCCGTAGGCCGTGTCAGCCTTGTCCCTTCTGAGGAACTGCCTGTCTGACCTTGCAGCAGAATACACGTTGGCATCACTCGGAGGTGTCGTGCTTGTGGTCGTTATGACGTAAACGCCACTGCCGTTGCCTCCGTTGCCGCCGACCGAATAACTCACTCCGTTGAACGTCAGCGAGTCAATCTGTTCCTGCATGGACTGGTAGCGTGAGTAGGCCGTAGCCTCTCCCACAATGAACATCGGCTTGTCGTAGATGAAGTCCAGTTTCACCTCGTAACCGATAATCCTTGAACTGCGCCCGTTGGCGAAGAACGTGGGGTTGACGAGTCTGACAGGCTGGCCGAGGGTATAGACAATGAGGTTGTCTTCTTCCATCCTTTCCTCGTACCAGTCGCTTCTCATCGAGCAGTTGTAGGTGTTCGGGTCGATCTTCATGTCCTGCAGTTTGGCGACCGTTGCCTGGTACAACTCTTCCTCGGCAGCGTCTATGAGACCTGTGTTTCCAATCTTGGTGGCATCCCAGCCGTAGAGCACGAACTCATCGTCAACCGCAGGATGAAGAGCCGTGTCGGGCAGGAAACGTCCGTAGTCCTCGTTGGCTACGACCTCATAGTAATGCTCGGTGTCATTGTACTGGCACTCGAAGTCCATGCCGTTCATCGCACCCGACTGGAACAGGATATGCAGCGACTCTCCCTCCAAGATGTAGTCCGTGGAGAAATTGAAGCCGCTCTTGTCCGTCAAGCGGTAGAACGTGCGCGTGATGGTCTCTCCGGTCTCTTCGTCCGTTGCCGTGTCCTCATAGGTGGTGACGCTGCCTACCTTGCACTTCGTGCGTGGGTAGATGTCGTCATTCACGATGATGGTCTCGATGGCCTCCGTCTCGTTCAAGATGTTGGCATCCTGCACATAGCCGTTCGGACATTTGACAAGAGGGAGCATTAGACGCTTCTGAACGACACCATTCACGGTGATGTCGGCAGAGTTGTCCTTGCGATAGTCGGCAGGGAGGTTCCTCTCAGAGCCAAAGGCGATGATTCGGGTGGCATACTCGTTCTTGCTCTGTGAGCCAGTCATTTCCTCCACGTTCTCGTCCAACTCGAAGTCTATCTCCGTGCCGTCTATCCTGCACTTACCAAAGTATATCGTATTGGCCTCTACCCACCACTCGCACTCAAAGATGGTTGCGAGGTCGTTCAAGGCCGAAATGAAGTCCGTGTTCTGATATTGCTTGTACTTCGCCACCCCAACCTTGTCGGCAGGGAAGTTCCTCAGTTCAAAGCGGAAGGCTGTCACACCCTCGTACTTATAGTTGGCATCCTTCTGACCAAGCGCATTGATGCCGTTCACGATCACACCCAAATGCACGTCGATGGTTGCAGTGAGGTGGAACGATGTCTCGCTGGCACTGGCAGTAGGTATGTACCGCACCTTCTTGTTCTTCCACTTGATGTAGTACGCATCCAACTGGAGCGTGTAGTCATAACCGCTCGTATCGCTGTTGTACTTAGGGGAATACGGCTCTGTCAACTCAAAGCGCCCGAAGTTCGGGAGGCTCACATAATCACCGATACGCAGATAGACAGGCTCATCAAGCGAGAATGGGAATTTCGCATAATGCTCCGCCATCAGTTCACGATGAACCAATGAACCCTCGGGCACATCGTTGAGCGTCAGTACCACGCTCCCGTCAAGTCGCTTTATCTGTATCATGTCGTTGCGTATTTATCTGTCGTGCCTCTGTTCGTGGGGTCCGGCTCGCTGACCTTCAAGGAGAACACGGCCATTTCCCGTATGAACTGGCGGAACTGCGTACATGAGAGATACACCAGCCTATACACGGGCTGCTCCCTCGTCACCACCTGACCGCTGACTATCACCGTTCTCTCCGGCTCATAGCGGGTCTTCAACTCGAAGGAGCCTGGAGCAAGCACCTCCTCACAGAAAAGGCGGTACTTCTCCAAGAACTCCTCCTTCGTCGAGGCAATAATATGGAAAGGCAATGTTATCTCTCGTGAGTCATAACGAGGGGTCTTTGTGAGAACCCTCTTGCCGTGAGCCGTGCGGCTCTTCGTCTCAATGAACTCCTTCGTGGGAGCAGGTGTCATAAGAGCAGACAATGCTCCGTCCTCGAGGTTCACTCCCCACCGAGTGAAAGCGTCATATCCGTTTATCGTTATATCACCAGTCATAATACTTACTTTGTATGGTTTACTATATCATCCAACTTCGTTGCGAAGTCGAGGTAAATCTTCTTCGAGTACTTCGCTATGTCTTCGAGGTATGAGTTACCCGTTATCATCATGTTCCGTATCTCCGAGAGGAACGTGTTGCTGCTGGTATGCACCTGCGACATCGCCAGCAGTTGCGTGTAGATGGAGATAGCCTGTGCCGCCATACTCTCCCCTGCTATCTGCAAGGCCGTGAAGCGTCCGTTCAACTCCTGGCCCATATCTTGCGACATGGCTTGGAAGCCCTTGCTCGATGCCTCCTGCTTGTATTCGCTGGTGTCCTTGATAACACCAAGGTCGAGCAAGTTCTGTCTGTCTTTGAGCATATCATTGGCGATGGCTTCGTTGGTCCTGCGTATCGCATCTGCCTCATCCTTCGTGATATTGTCGTCCTCGGCTGCATCTGCAATCATCTTGTACAGGCCATCTATCCTGTCCTTGTACTTCGCTGTCAGCAGGGAGTTGAGGATGGCCTTAGTCAACATGTCCTCCATGTTCTCGCTGAAGTCACCGACTTCGCTTTCAAGGTCTGTCAGAAGCCCACCGAAACTGTCTCTGAAGCCGTCCCATGAGTAACCTGTCAGTTTCTCGTTCAAGGCAGACGTGAGGCTTTCCATCATGCCAGCCCTCTCAATATACTCATTCAGCAACTCTTCGGGGTTGGATTCCCCATCAGTATTCAGCAACTCCCTCCATGCCTTCGGAGCGAAGTCCCTAAGCAACTTCATTTCCTCGGGAGTGAGGTTCCAAATAGACTGGGCACTATTCACCCTCTTGCTCGATCCGTTGGAAGCAAGCACCCTATTGAAGTCCGCCCATCCGGACCATCCGCTGCCTCTGTCATTCAGATAGTAATTGAACGAGTGCTTACCACCGAGACCCAAGAAGCCGTGACCGCTATTGCTATACTCACTTGCCCTTGCGTTGATGGCCTTGCGCTGGTTGGCCTCCCATTCCTTCTCAGCCTCGAGAGACTTTTTGTATGCCTCCACCGACTGCTTGTTGGTATTGTCAGAGTCGGAAATCCGTTCTTTAAGGCTGTCGATGGCAGAGGCAAGCGTCTCATTGGACTTCGCCAGTTCAGCAATCTGCTTCTCCATTTCCTCAGCATTGCCGTTGCCTGCGAACAATCCAATAGCCGCCCTTCCAAATGAGCCGACGGCATCAATACCCTTCACCAAGGCTCCGATGTAGTTGCCCGATGCGAAGTCTGCGGCAGCTCCGGCTGCGCTGTTGAAGCCATTCAGTCCTTCCGAGAGGTTATTCCCTATATCCTCCATGCCGAGTTGGTTGAACAACTCCGGCAACTGGTCGAGACCCTTCTCCGTGATGAATTGCTGTGCATCGGCAAACCAGTCGGCAATGGCCTGTGAGGATTCACGTTTCTTAGCATCCTCTGCGTTCTTCGCCTTATTGGTGGCATCAGCAGTGTTCCTACGGGCCCTTGCAAGTTTGCCCTCTCCGACACGCAGGAGTTCAAGCAGTCGCGACATATTCTTGAACTCATCACTCGTCGCATCGAACTGAGTGAGGATTTCATCGTCAAGGTCTATATCCCTGTCAATGCCGGCTGCTTCCAAAGCGTCTCTTATCTGATTGGTGACATCGAGGACATCTTTCTCTGCATCAGCCTCATCCTCCTTCGCTTTGGTGAGCACACCCTGTGCATCAGCCGCCTGCTGGACGAGACGTGCGTGTTCCCTTGCCCTGTCACCTTGGAACTGGAAGAGTCCGTTCTGCTTGCTTATCTCTCCGTTGATTTCACGAAGTTTCTCCTGCACGACGGCCATCTGGTCGGGAGCAAGGTTGCCCTCGCTGATAACACCCTGCAACTGGTCACGCAGTCCTATAAGGTACTCCTTCGTGTGTCCCTGCAGGTCTGAGAAGATACCGCTCCAGTCGATCTTCTCTTCAAGCTGCTCCTGGTCAAACTTACGCAATGCCTCGTCTCTCTCCAATGTGAGTGATGCCCTTGCCGTAGGAGAGGTGGCTTCCGCTATCTTCTGCTCGTATTCCTGTGTGATAGCCAAACGCTGCTGCTCTATCGTGCCATACTCCTTCAAGTAGTCACGCATGGCTTTCAGACTCTCTTGATAGGCTGTCTGCAACTGGTTCTGACGTGTGAGGTTTATCAACTCGTCATACTGGGCTGCTATGGATGAGGTGTCAACGGTGCTCTCGTCAAACTTCTTCTCCTTGTAATTGGCATTCTTGGCTTTCTTGATAGCCTCCTGCTGTTCGAAGAGTTTGCGCTCGCCCTCGATATATTCTCGGATGGCATCTTCCCTCTGACGCTCCAGCGCATCAATCTCTTCCTTGTTCTGCTGTTCCTGCAACAGGCGGACTTTCTCTGCCCCGTCTGCCATGAGTTCAAGGCGAATGTCGGTGAGACGTGTCTGCATGTCCTGTATGGAGCGCAGACGCTTGAGGTCGAGGTCGTCCTGCAGGTCTTCGAGTTTCTGCTGTTCCTTCTCGATCTTGCTGGCGGTGTCGTTCTTCTTGCCACCCTTTCCTCCACTCTTCTTGCGAGACTTCTTCTCCAGTCGCTCCTTCAAGCCCTTCAAGAAGTTGTACTCATCAGAGTCAAATGTGGCCTTGTTGAAAGCCTCGTTGACCTCTTTGAGCAGATCATCCACTTTCTTCTGAGAGTTGGCACCATTGACACGGTTATTCAACTCCTGCTGAGCAAGCAGGGCTGGGTCGGTAATGGGAATGTCCGGCATCCACTGAACACCAGGCTTGCCACCGATAGTTCCCCATACAGGCTTCTTGCCACCCCACATGGAGAAAGGACTTCCGGCCTGTCCGAAACCGAACTTATTCGGGTTGAAGCCGAGGCTGAACGAACCTGAGCCTCCACCGATGGAGAAATTGCCATTGCCCATCTTAGACAACTGCCACATGTTACCCAGCAGCGTGTTCGTCTGAAGGATGGCTGAGCCTATGGAGGTTGTATCGATGAGCGGCTTGGCAGACAATCCGTTCAACAGGTTTATCTTGCCTTTCGTATCATCCGCTGATGTTCCTGCATCCTCGATGGAGCCGCCGTCAACCGTTGGACTGACATTCTGACCACCGAGGTCTGACATTTCACCGCTTGCCTCACTTGCCTTCTTAGCAAGGTCGGCTATGCTCATGGTGGTGTAGTCAATCTCTTTCTGTATCTCTGGGTGTGCTTTCTTCTCCTCATCAAAGGTCTTCAGCAGAGCGTTTCTACCCTGCGTGACGGAATGGATAGCATCCACGTAGTCTTTGATGATGTCAATGTCATGCACATCGACGGGGCTTGCCCATGCACCAGCCTCACCATGAGAGAATGTCCTTTCGAGGGCAAGACCCATGTCCGTGTAGGCTTTCTGTATGCGCTCATGGACTTCCTGTATCTTAGCCTCCAGTTCCTCTCCCGTGAGGTTGGCAAGACTTTCAGACTCGGACTGAATGATGGCACCGATAATCTGAGTCAGCTCCTTTGCCCTCTCTTGATATTCATCTGCATCGAAGTCATCCAGCAACAGGTCTGTAGAGTTCTCCCATTCAGCACTCTCGAAAGCCGTCTGGAGAGCGTCACGCATATTCTTCGTGGCTTCCTCCAGGGCATCGTTATAGGATTGTAGGAGGTTGGCTTTCTGACGTTCCTCGCCCTCTTTGTGGATGGCTTCGGTAACGAGGTCGTGCATGTCCTTCAACTGCTGGAGTTTGTCTATCTCATCGTCAATCTTGAAGCCATACTCCTCATATATCTGTGCCAGTTCATCGACCGCATCCTTGTGTACCTTGCTCTCGGATGAGGTGCTATCGACTACCGCCATGAGGGTTTCGAGGTTACGGCATTGCTTGACAGCGGACTCACCGAAGCGTTCTATCTCTTCTGCAGCGGAACTTGTCTCTTCTGAGAATATCGGCAACAGGGAAATGATGGTCGTTATGGCAGCGAGAGCAAGTCCGAAGGGGTTGCTGGCCATCGCTACCTTTAGGGAGTTGAGAGCGTTCTTGGCTCCGTTTATCATGGCAGTCCACAAACCAGTGGCAGCAGTCTGTGCCTTCGTCTGAACCACGCTGACAGCCTTCTGCATGTTCGAGAGTTTTTCCTGCATGGTCATTTTGGCCGTAAGGGCTGTCTTGGTCGTAATGACCTGTGCGTGACGCTGGTCGGCAATGATATTCTTCTCCTTCTGAGCGGCACCAAGTTCGTCTTGCAGGGTTTCAAGCCTCTTCGACTCCGTGGCGATATTGGTCTTGATGGTCTCTGCCTGCTCTGCATCACCGAGAGACAGGGCGGCTTCCATTGCCTCCTTCTCTCCCTCGATATATTCCTTGGCGGTGTCTATCTGCTCCTTCAAGGTGGAAATCTCGCTTTCCTTCTGAGCCTCCTGCTGCTTCAGAACATCAAGGGTTTCCCTTGCAGTCTGATAGACATTGTTCTGTTCCTCGATCTCCGCAATCATCTTGCGCTCAAGGGCTGCTATCTGCTCGTCGATGGCTGTGACGTTCCCTTCACGGCTGGCGGTGTTCTGAACAATGGCTGCGGTTACGGCTTCCTCAGACGTTACCTCGTTGGCAGCGGAATACTGGTCGTACACCTGCTGGAGTTCGTTCTGTCTCTGAGCCTCTATCTCATTGGCCTGCTTCGCCATTGTCTTCTCGATGGCGCGAGTGACTTTCAATGCGGCCTGGTATTCTCCGTAGGCTGCTATCAGTCCGATAATGACTGACCCGACTTCCTTATAGTGCTCTACGAGCCATGACTCTGCCTTGATGGCTCCCGTGATGAAATCTTGGTACTCTTCACCGATCTCGTTATACATGGCAGCGAGGTTGTCCTCCAACTGACCTTGCTCTGCAGAGATATTCGACATCTGATTTAGCATGAGGTCATGGAACATGCCGCCCTCTGCCGTCACATGGTCAATGGCCATGTTCAACTGCTCAAAGGTCACGGTGGTTCCTTCCACCTCGACACCCATTTCCTTCAGCACGTCCTTCACCACAAGTCCTTTGGTTGCCCAACTTGCGAGGCTTTGGCTTCCTACCTCTCCGAGGCTCTTTGCCCTGTTGTACAGAGCAACCAGTTCCATCAAGTCAGCCTTGGTGCCAGTAGCAATGTTCGACAACTGGTCAAGACGGGGGATAATGCTGTCAACAGCGTGTCCATAGGCGATCATCTGCTTCGATGCGTCCGCAAGGTCCTTGAACTCGAACATATTGTAGTATGCGTAGTCCTTCAACTCCTCCGTGAACTGAGCGGCTTTCTGCTGGTTGCCCAAGAAAACCTCCATCGAACTCTCGATGTCTTGGAAGAATGACCTCACCTCCGTAATCTTGCCGATGAAACTCTTGGCAGCGTCCAGCGAGAATGCTATTCCGGCTGCTGCACCGATGCGCTTGAACATATCCTCTATGCCCATGCCGCTCTGCTCGATGTCCTGTGCTGCACGATGAACACCTTCCCTTGCTCCGTCCAGTGAACTCAAGAGATTGCTGTTGTCACCCGTTATCTCAAACTTCAATGCCATAATCTCTGTCTGTTAGCCCTCGCGCGTGCGTGGGTCGTTACTTTCGTTTATTTCCTTATCTCCAATCCATGCTGAGGATTTTCTCTTGGTTGGCCTTATCGTCAGCATTTATGGTGTCTTCCGTATTCATGTACCTGCTTGGAATCTTCTTCTTCTCCTCGTCTGAGACATAGATGCTCTGTATCTTGTCAGCGAGCATGAGTTGCAGGTTTACGAGCGAAATGCCCCACATCACATAGTCGTATGACCATCCATAGCGTTCACAAGCCGTATCGATGAGGGTGCCGTAGATGGTCTTTCCTCCGAACTCGAAGTCATTCTGAGACTTCTGTGCCTTGCGCTTGGCCTGTGCGAGGTTCCTCATCTTCTCCTGCTCCTTTGTGATGCCGAGGTGCTTCTTGTACTCCTCCACGTTGTCCTTTGTGAGGATATAAATGAGCAGCGTGGCCTTCTCCTCGTCCGTGGTATGCTCCTTGAACAGGGTGGCTGTCTCGTTCACCAGTACGGGGTCAAAGATGTCCCTCTTCTTCTTCATCGTGTGGTAGGCGAACACCTTGCACACCTCGTCCCT